GCCAGAACGTGCGAGACCTCAAAAGCACGAGCCTCCAAAGTATACCGTGCGACAGATGAACGATGCCGCAAAACGATACGGCATGAGCTACGGCCATTACAGTACTTTACTTGCACAGGGAAAGGTGAAGGCCCCTGATGAACGGTAAATATTACGGTCAGCGGGAAATCCGGTGGCACAGCCAGGAGAAAGAACGGCTGGAACACATCAACAAGCGAAAGGAGAAAAATGAAACCACTCGTGGAAATCGTCCTGATCTGGGGCATCGTCCTGGCATTGATTCTGGCAACGTTCCTGTTGAACTTCTGGCTGGTGCATCACATCGAACTCCTGGTCGGAGTTAAGGCGACATGGTACATCATAGGTGTTGGCGCTCTGATGGCAACCATCTGGATTTTCGGTGTTGGTAAAAAAGCATGACGCTGGAAGATGCAATGAGGGCCAGGTACTTCAACATCAACGACCTTAGCCGTAGATCGGGAGTATCAAGGCCGACGATTTACAGCATCTTGGGCAAGCGAAAGAAGCAGAAAAGTTCCGTTCGGGTCGATACGCTTCTAAAAATCGCAAAGGCCTTGAATGCAAAAATTGCCATTAGTGAAAACAAGCCAAGCGGATTTGATATTGTCTTAAAAGAGGTGAAGAGAAATGAAAACTGTTAAAGGCACTGTATTGTGCTTTATAAGCATATCCATCGCCGTTGCAGCACTTGGATGTGGAAACGCCATCAACGGTGCTTCCAATGGCTGGGGTATGCTTGGATATACGCTACTGTCCGTCTCAATGTTTTTTACTGCTTTGATTCTCGCTATTATCGGCGTTAGCGCGGAGAATGAGCGTATTGAACGTGAAAACCGTAAGATTAAGCGAGTGCACCACCGCACCAACGAGTGGAGGGATGCTCAGTGAAATGCCCGATGTGCGGACAGGAAAGTGTTACGACCGTCGACACTAGAAACGAGGACGATTGCATTATTCGCAGAAAGCATTGCTTGAATAAAGAATGCGATTACCGGTGGTCTACTATCGAAATCGACACAAGCCAGTGGTACTCAGCTCTTCAAATCCAAGAGCACAGAAAACAGAGAGGACGGCCCAGAAAGAATGATTAGCGTGAACCTAGATAGATTCGGTGGCGTGACCGAGCCGGAGGACGGCGTGTACTTTATGACCAACAAGCAGATGGCAGAAGCGAAAGAAGCTGACCGGCTGGCAGCGATTGAGGACTTGCAGTCTGAGATTGAGGACAGGGAAGCAGAGCTGAAAGACCTCCGCGCACAGTTGGCAGACCTGATGGCTGGTTGATTTTATACAGCCAAGTTAAGCCGAAGTAATAACAATGAAGCCTAATGAAGCCGAAGAAAGGAAAGAAAATGAGTAAATACAAGAAAGAAATTAAGCACTGCGAAAAGTGCAATAAACCTTTTTCAGTGTTCCAGAACAGCACGGAAACTCTTTGCACAAGTTGCAAAAGGAACAATTTTGAGGAAACGCTTCGCAGAAACGGTCACGCACCGCAGCATACGCTTGTTAGGAACTTTCGTGACAGCCTTAATGAAGCGCTTGCTGTCGAAGATGCCGCAAGAAGGGCTTTGTGGGACGAGAACAAAAGCATTGAAAAAACGTGTCGTGATTGCGGCAAAGCATTCGAGATTTCTCGTGCAGAGCGCATTTTCTTTGAATCGCATAACATGGCACTGCCTAAGCGTTGCCCGGCTTGCCGTAAAGCGAGAAAAGAAGCGAGAAAGGAGAACAACTGATGGCAGTATTAGTAATGGTCTATGGTCATTCCGGCAGCGGAAAGTCCGCTTCGCTTCGGAATTTTGACCCGGAACAGGTGGCAGTTATCAACGTGCTTGGCAAACCGCTGCCGTTCCGAAGCAACATGAAAACATACATTACCAATGACTACGGCAAGATTGATGTCGCAATCCACAGCACCAAGCGTAAGTCCATCGTCATTGACGATGCTACCTACCTTATGACCGGCGAGTTCATGCGGAACGCAAAGGTTGCCGGATACCAGAAGTTCACCGACATGGCAGCAAACTTCAACACTCTGCTGATGCGGGCGAAGGAGATGCCGGACGATGTGGTGGTCTACTTTTTCGGACACAGCGAGCGTGACGGCGATGGTGGCGAGAAATTCAAGACCATTGGCAAGCTGTTGGACGAGAAGGTCTGCGTGGAAGGGTACTTCACCATCGTTCTGAAAACCGTTGTGCAGGATGGGCGATACCTGTTCAGCACTCGGAATGATGGGATGGATACCGTGAAAACCCCGCTTGGGATGTTTAGTGATGCGCTGATCGAGAATGACCTTGCCGCCGTAGACAAGACCATCCGTGAGTATTACAACATCCCGGTTCAGCCGGATAACAAAGGAGAGTAACAGATGAAGAACATCAACTGGAATTACGTACAGGAAGCCACCGAACGCCGTGACTTGCCTGTTGGCGGCTATGTTGCCGGTATCTGCAAGGCAACGGACGAGCCTGCAAAGGAGCGCCTGAACATCGAGTGGGAAGTCGCAGAGGGCGAGTTCAAGGGATACTGGCGCGAGCAGACCGCCTCCCTTATCGAGCGTGGCAAGCTGAATCCGGGCGAGTGGGCATGGGGTGGCAAGACCATCAAGAGCTACAAGGAAAAGGCGTTGCCGTTCTTTAAGGGCTTTATCACCGCTGTTGAGCAGTCCAATCCCGGCTACAAGTTCAACAACGATGAAAAGACCCTGCGTGGCAAGCTGGTCGGCGTGGTTCTCCGTGAGGAGGAGTACATGGGCAACGATGGCAACATCAAGACGAAGCTGGTAGTTGACCGCTTCACCAGTGTAGACAAGATTCGTTCCGGCGATTATGAGGTCAGACCGAAGAAAACACTGGCTGGCGGGTCTGGCTCTGGCTACGCGCAGGGCGGGAACGATGACTTCTCTGTGATTGAAGAGGACGGAAGCCTTCCCTTCTGACCTGTAATCCATGACCGCCTACCTTATATAAGAGCTGCGCTATCTGGCTGGACGGGCGTTTAGAAAGATGAAGCACTTGGGCGACATTACAAAGATTCACGGCGACCAGATAGAGCCTGTGGATTGCATCACGTTCGGCAGCCCTTGTCAGGGCTTGTCTATGGCGGGGAAAAGGCTTGGATTTGACGACGACCGCTCCGTGTTGTTTTTGGATGCCGCAAGAATCATTAAGGAAATGAGGACAGCCACCAATGGAATGTATCCAACTTTCGCTGTTTGGGAAAACGTGCCAGGAGCATTCAGTTCCAACGGAGGAGAAGATTTCAGAGCCGTGCTGGAAGAACTTGCCCGCGTGGAACAACCAGACGTTTCAATTCCTCGACCTTCAGGTAGGGGGGGCAGATGGAGCAAAGCCGGAGCAATCGCTGGAAACGGATGGTCTCTGGCTTGGCGACAGCTTGACGCTCAATATTGGGGAGTTCCCCAACGCCGAAAGAGAATCGCTCTTGTCGTGGATTTTGGAGGACAACGTGCCGCAGAAATACTATTTGAGCGCACGAGCCTGTCAGGGAATCCTGACGAGAGCATCAAGGCGTGGGAAGCCACTCCCGGACATTCTCAGGCAAGCCTTTATGGACGTGATAGGGGGGGCAATTCCTACACCCTAAAAATCCGTAGCGGATGCGCCGGTGGTGGTAAAGGTGCGCTGGTACAAACCGAAAAAAGCGCAACGCTTTCAACGCTCCAAGACCAGACATTGTTTCAGCCTGTTGTTTATGATGCTCGTGGAAACGGCGATGGCAGAACTTGCCCGACCATAACAGGCGACCACGAAAACAGAATCACAGATTACACGGCCATTGCAATCGAACGCAAGACCTTCAACGAACAGTCTTTCAGTCACTACAAGGAAAGCGACAAATGCTCAACCTTGAAAGCAAAAGCCGGAAACATCGGAAATGGCAGCGAGTGTCTGATTGCAGAGAAAACCATCCGCTGGATTGTCCGCCGCTTGACCCCTGTTGAATGCGAACGTCTGCAAGGCTACCCGGACGGATGGACGGACATTGGTGACTGGACAGACAGTAAGGGCAAGAAACACAAGTACGCTGACAGCCCACGGTACAAGGCTTTAGGCAACTCCATAGCTCTGCCGCAGTGGTTTTGGCTGGTGCAGAAAATGCGCCCTTACCTGAAAGAAAAGCCTACGCTGGGCAGCCTGTTCGATGGTCTGGGCGGTTTCCCTCTGGTCTGGCAAAGAGCGTATGGAGATGGTACTGCACGCTGGGCAAGCGAAATCGAAGAGTTCCCGATGGCTGTAACAAAAAGGAGATTTGGCGAAGAATGATTACCTGTTGTCTCAACTGCACATCACGCCACCAAGCTTGCCACGACACTTGCGAAAAGTACAAGGCAGAGAAGAAGGACTTCGAGGAGCGCAAAGCGTTCGTGTATGAGCTGAACCACAGCCAGAGCGTGTACCACCGTGATTACGAGGATAAGCACCGGGAACGTGGCAAGAAGCGGTATCTCGGAAGTGAATTTAGAGGTGAACGATAAATGGGAGCATTTATTGCAAGGCAGCCTAATGGATTGCTGTGTCGGTTTTCTTCGGTTGTTGATTGCATTACCGACTACAACATGACGGAAGATGATTACATCGAAATGTGCGCCGAAAAGGCACGAGAAGAAGCGAGAGATGTCCTTAACCATTATATTAAGCCGTTTGAAATGGTTGACAGGTGTTTCTTTCCAAACAACATGACTACTGAAGAGCACAAACGGATTATGAAGGAAATGGAAAAGCCTGTTGACAAAGCAACTCATATTCCATGAATTTAGAGGTGAACGAGGATGAGCAGACTTGTTGACGTTGAACCGCTGGAAAAGTACCTAGCCGGGCTTATCAATTTGGCAAAGAGAGATGAAGTTGGCATTCGATTTCCGTCTGTTGATGCGTGGAAAGCCGAACTTGAACATCTGAAAGAGATTCCGACGATAAATCCGACCCAAAGATGGATTAGCGTGAAAGATTCGCAACCAGAAAAAGACGGAATCTACTTTGCTGTATACAAATTTTGGCATTGGGACGATTGTGTTTCAACGAGAGAGTTTAAGGACGGAAAGTGGACGGAAGAAAATAATCGAGGAAAGGTAAGGCTCTGGATGCCAATTCCGAAAATCGTGAACGATGAAGATGGTGGAGAATAAATGAGCAGGAAATACAAGCCGGGCTGTTACATCATTTCACTTGATGAATTGATGAAGCAGGAGTTTGTTTACTGCGCCGGAAAACTTGTTCACAAAGGATGGTTTGGTAGCTGGCAACTGCGATATGCAAATAGCGAACTTGCCCGACTGCGCATCAGAGAAGCCAAAAAAATCGAGGACAACGTATGAACACCGGCAAGCAGTTTGAAGCAGATTTCAAAGCATCTGTTCCATCCGATGCGTGGTGCTACCGACTGAAAGACAGTGCTGCCACCTACTACGGCGGCAACGAAAACCTGTCCTTCTCCATCGACAACATCTGCGACTTCCTTGTGTACCGATACCCGATGAACCACTTGTTTGAATTGAAAACCATCGAAACGCCCTCTATCCCTCTGGAAAAGGTGTTCGGTAAGTACGACAAGGCAAAGTGCAAATACCGCAAGGAAAAGCACATCACGGACATGGTAGATGCAATGGGGTACAGCGGTCAAACCGCCCATGTGATAGTCAATTACAGGGTGGTCAAACGAACCTTTGCAATCCCTGCCAGCAAGGTTCTGGCGTTCCGATACAATGAGAGCCGCAAGAGCATCCCTTGGCAGTGGGCAGAGCAAGAGGGGATAGAGGTCAAAGCAAAAAGGTTGCGTGTCCATTGGCGGTATGACGTGGATGCGCTACTAAAAAGATTGGAGAAAGAACATGAGCATGAAATGCGACCGCTGCGGAGAAGTGTTTAATCCTGAACCGCCCGATGAGATGGGGAGACATAAGCCCAACGCTGTGATTCTGGTTGACAAGAACGTGCATGACGCATGGGACTACTGGAGTTGCGATTGCTATGATGAGCCTTTTCTTTGCCCTTCTTGCATGGCAAAGCTGAACGACTGGCTGAAAGGAGAACAAAAGTGAGTAAGAAAGTTTCAGACATTCTGCCTAAGACCGAAATCTTGGCGCAATTGGCAGAAGAAGCGTCCGAACTGGCACAGGCTGCGTTGAAGCTGCGCCGTGCGCTGGACGGAACGAACCCGACACCGAAGAGTGTTGAGGAATGTTTAGAAAATATACAAGAAGAAATGGCGGATGTTTTTGTATGCCTAACCATGTTTGGCAAGTCCGCCGAAAGAGACGGAATCTTGATTTATAACAGGTACATGGAAAAGGTTATCAAGATCGAAGATGAAAAAGAAGCCCGCTGGCTTTCTCGCCTTGGGACAAAGGAGCAGCCAGATGAATAAATTCGGGAACTGTCCTCTGTGCGGTAAACAGGTCAAGCTGACCAACCTCCGCAAAATCGCACGACAGAATCAGTTGTACGGATTCCGCATGGCTCTGGATGGCGTTGCCACCACATGGGGCGCACTGATTCAGAACCTTCGGTGCGATGCAGACCTGACCGATGAGCAGGTGCAGAAAATCATCCGCATTGGTGACAGGTACTGGGAGATGGTTGGGCAATTCAAAAGCGAAAACATGACCCCTGACGAGTTTGCAGATTACATCACCGCAAAGTCGGAGCAGGTCGAAAAAGAGCTGAGGGAAAGGTGGAGCTAACAATGTTTGAATTTGTAACTCGCTGGCTGGTCTGCCTAGTCCTGCTGGCGGTGGTAGTTCAGTCCGAGCGGGCAATCAAGGACGTGGCATACAACCTGTTTGAAGAACGGCAGGCAATGCTCATCTGGGCGTTCGTCAACGTGTGTCTGGCCGTTTGTACGGCTGTTGTGATGGGGTGGAGGTAAGTATGGAAATTCGTGAAGAGCGTGACAAGAAGAGAGTTCGTTTTGATTCGCTAAAAGAAGGAGAGCCGTTTTACTACAACGGCGAACTTCTTATGAAGACAAGCGAGGTTACTGACAATTCTGGCTTTTACGGTGGCACTACATATAACTGTGTGTCGCTCCGTCACGGTAGGATTATGGAATGCCATGATGATACAATGGTTGGCATTGCAAGGGTTCATATCGAAAAGGAGTACTAATGGACAACGAACGTTACTGCCCGATGAAGCTAACCAGCAATCCGCTTGGTCGGTGCGTCTGCGAGAAAGAAAAGTGCGCTTGGTGGCGGCAGTTGGACGGTTGCTGTGCAGTCTGGTGGATTGCAACCGAGCTGGATAAAATCGAAACGAAAATGAAGAGGTGATAACTCTTGGCAACACCCCCGAAGCGTGGTCGTGGCAGGCCGCCGCTGACCGAAGCCGAAAAGAAAAAGCGTGAGAAGCGAGCGCAAAAGGCGAAAGAACAAGCCGCTGCAAAGCGTGAGAAAGAGCGAGAGAAGAAGCGTATACAGAACCTCAACAAGAACAAAAGCATCCGTTCACAGGTCAGTAAGAAGGTAAAGGAGCAACAGGCGTTGGCTATCGAGAAGCTGAAGATGATGAACACAGGGGATTTGCAGTCAAGAATCGGCGATGAAGAGGACAAGAAAGTTGTCGGCATGATTGCGGCAAAGTATTTTGGCGACCTTCCGAGTGTGGACATGAACAACCCCATTGAAGTGCAGCAACGCCTTGACTTCTTTTTTGACGCTTGCATCGAAGCCAGAATCTCCCCTGTTGTGGAATGGATTGCGCTGGTGCTGGGCATCGAATGGCCTAGCCTGAGACAGATTATGACAGGCAAGCGCCGTGATGACAGCTTGCAGCAGAAGTACATCTTGAAGCTGATTCTGCAAATGCAGTCCATGTGGGCATACAACGGTATGTACGGTCAGGAGAACCCGGCAGAGTGGATTTTCCGAGCCAAGAACTACTTTGGTATGCGTGACAACGTGGAAGTCACCGTTGCACCGCCTGAACAACCGTTGGGCGATGCCCAGAGCGCAGAGCAGCTCGCCCAGAAGTACCAGACGGCTTTGCCGAAGGGGATTGACGTGGAGTTCAAAGAGGTAACGGAAAATGAAAAAACGGTTGGTTGACTTCTCCGACCCGATTCTATCAGCGGCGCTGTTTATCTTGCTGAAAGACCGTACGACCGGCAAAAACATCATTTGGGCGACAGAGCCACCGCCTGAACTGGGTGCGGGCTTTGCGGATGAAATCACGTTAGAACAAATTAAGAAATGCCCGCCAGTGCCACGAGTTCTCAAGCGTCTGGATGAGCAGAAGAAGAGAACCAAAGCAAAAGCAGAGGTTTTCACTCCTTCTTGGGTCTGCAAAAAGATGATAGACATGGGCGAAGAAAACGGTGCGATGCCCGATATGAAGAAAGAGCCTATCAAGTACATCCATTCGACAGTCCTTGAAATCACCTGCGGAGAAGCACCATTCCTTGTGAACCGATACGACACGGTAACAAGCAAAAAGATTCCAGTACCAAGGCGGAAAGGACTGTTTGACCGCAAACTGAAATGTGTAAACAACTGGTTTGATTGGAATGTCTGGACATGGAACGATGTGGCAGAGGACGCAGCGACGACTACATACGGCTATGAGTGGCAGGGTGACAGCCTGTTGCTTGCAAGAGCAAATATGCTCCTGACATGGCGAGAGAACTTTAAGTGGCTGTTCGGCATAGAGCCTGACGCTGGGAAGGTTCGCAACATGGCTGCTATCATCTCATGGAACATCTGGCAGATGGATGGTCTGAAAAAGACCGTGCCCGGCACAGACATTCCGTGCAAAATCAAAGACTGGAAAACCGACAAAGAAATCCGGTTTAAGGACGTTGGGGAGGACGACTAATGCTTACTAATATTTACGAAACTGCAAAGGACATATCGTTCTGCGTTGCTGGATGTGCCGGTATGCTCTTTATTGCAAGTTTCTTTTTGAAACTCACGTTTGATATGATATCCAAAATCTACTATTTATATCGCACCCTTGGAAGAAGAGGAAAAGAGTTTTTGGAATACAGGCGTTGTCGTGGAGACTTTGATACATACCTGCGAGACCGTGAAAAAAAGAGGGCGTTTTGGGACGAATATTACAAGAAAAAATATATGGATAAAGCGATAAAATGCACTGGCGATTGTTCTGATTGCTCGAAATCGAATTGTTTGGACAGGGTTTGAGGTGACAACTAATGCAGACTGACAGAGGAATCTACCACAAGCGAGTGTGTGACCGCTGCGGAGCGGTTCTGGGCGGTAGAACGATGAACCCTGATGAATATTTCAAAGACTGGGCGTGGCGCAGGGACACAGGCGACCTGTGCCCGGAGTGTTATGCAGAGTATAAGCGAGTGATCGGGCGGTTCAATGGGGGAAAGAAAGGGAAGAGATAATGGACATTTACTGCACCACCGAACATTGCTCTTGCATGGGCATCAAGCAGTTCTCTGCTGGAAAGGCCATCCGATGCACAGCAGAATCCTGCAAAAACAAATCTGAGCCGTCCTGTGGCTCTTGCAAATGGTACGCAGAGCCGGAGGGCGTATGCGTGAACGACCAGTCAGAACACGTTGCAGACTTCGTGTGGGACGAACGTGGATGCAAAGAATGGGAGAAGAAAGATGAAACGTCAGCAGACCTATAAAGGGCTTATTGGCAAGGGCTGGTACGACCAAAGCGAATACAGTCGCTATTTCGCAGCGTGGGCAAACCACCGCAACAACTGGGCTATTCGCAAGGCTGACAATCGCAAGCTGGCAAAGGCAAGATTGAAGCAGATTGAACGCCAGCAAATCAGAAAGGAACTGGACGAATATGAGCTATGATATTTCGCTGTGCGACCCTGTAACGCATGAAACGCTCAAAGCGGATAGTACGCATTTTATCGCTGGTGGTATGCGTGCTATGGGCGGTACAAAAGAATTGTGGCTCAACGTCACCTATAATTACGGTCACTTCTATTATCGCCCGGAAGTGTTTGGCGAGGACGGCATCCGCTCCATCTACGGCAAAACAGGCGCGGAGAGCATTCCGATGCTTGAAAAGGCCATCTCTGCACTAGGTGACGATGTGGACAATAGCGACTACTGGCACGCCACAGAGGGCAACGCAAAACGCGCCTTGTACGGTCTGCTTGCGTTTGCAAAGATGCGACCTGACGGTGTGTGGGAGGGCGATTGAATGGCTAACACGCTTTGGCATCCAGCAAGCGAACAGCCACAAGAGCGGACGCAGCCTTTGTTGCTTGCGACTAAGACAACGTGGTGTGATAAAGATGGAAAAATGTTGCAAGGAATCTCGCCGACAGCATACTTTCTTGGCTGTTACGCAGACGGTCAGTTCTGGGACGAGATAGGCGAGAGACTGCCGGAAGATTTGACGGTGACGCATTGGATGGCGTTTCCGATGGTATAGGAGGGCTTATGGAAAACAGTATCGTTATTACGCAAGATATGATTGCAACGTTTACGGCAGCAATGCGGGAAGCGTACCAAAAGTACGGAGATGACGAGGAAATTGTTCATGGCGTGATGGATGGCATTATGTGCGATACCTTAGATAGGCTTGGATTTACAGAAGGCGTGGAAATCTTTAACGAAGCACCGAAATGGTATGCGTAAGGAGCAGTAAACATGACGAACAAAAAGTTTGGCATTATCATTATGGACTTTAGCCTTTTCGACTTTGGGCCGAAACCGCCTTGTGGGTACATCAAGGCAAAACATATCCGCCCAGCGTACGGAAAAGGCAAAAGGCCTGTAAAGGCGCATAAGCGAATCACGAGAACTAGAGAGGGATTTAGAAAATGACAGAACTCAAGAGATGCCCGTTCTGCGGCGGAGAAGTTGCTATTGACGAAGCCAGCGGCTATTTGACAAGCTGGATGCTTATAACAAGAGGAAACGGCAAGAATGGATGCAAGTGCCGGGTATTCATGGAAAGCAAGCTGTACAGCTCTGATTGTTCCGAAGCTGATAAAGAAAAGATTAAAAAAGACCTTATCGAAGCATGGAACAAACGCTACAAAGAGGATTGAGCATGGACAAAAAACGAGACAGCTTTACATTCCAACGATACTACTTTGAAGCCATCTCCACACTCAAAAGTAAAGAGAAGTTGGAACTCTACGATGCAATCTGTGCATACGTTTTTGAAGAAAAAGACGCAACTTTGAACTCAAAAAAAGCAGAATCTTGTTTCATTTTGATTAAGCATCTGCTCGATGAAGAATCAAAAAGAAGCGATATTGCGTCAAAAGGATGGTCTACACGAAAGTCATCTCATCCTCATGTCATAAATGAGATGAAAGCCAGCTCATCTATGAGTTCAAAGTCAGATGACAATGAACCCATTGTATCAACTGACAGTCAGATGAACGTCAAGACCCTGCCGGAGAGCGCAGTCAAGAAGAAACCTGACATCTTCTCCGACTTTGCTCATGACGATAAAGCCCTGCTGGAATCCCTGCGAGAGTTCGCACAGATGCGTACAAGAATCAAAAAGCCTATGACAGACCGGGCGAAACAGATGCTCTGCAACAAGCTGGAAAAGTTTGATCGGCATGATTGGAAAGCCATTCTTGACCAGAGCATCTATGCCGGGTGGCAGGACATTTACGCATTAAAACAGGATGACCAGTACGAGCAAAGTACGGAGATGGAGTTTCCTAGACTATGACAATGGACGTTCAAACGGTATTTATCGGTGCGCTGATGCTCTGCAAGCCAGGCGTTGTGGATGAAATCATACCAGACCTTGAACTTGACTTGTTCAGACCTGAGCTGAGAGACGCTTTTGCGGCTGTTCAGGGCTATTGGATGGCTAGGGGTAAGATAGATATAGTCGAGATAAACACGCAGCATCCAGACGTAGCGCAGACGCTCTTGGCGTGTGTGCAAACCTGTGAATCAGAGTGTGTACGAATTGACAGGGAGCAGATGCAACGTTGGACACAGCTTATCAGAGAACAAGCTGCACTCACTCGTGTGCAAGGTCTGGCATTTCAGATGACCAGCGAGCTTACCGACTATTCTGATCTATCAGACATTTACCAGCAGATGGGCGAAGCAATGAGCCTGAAAGCTGAGGAAGAAGATGCGTGGACATACGAGGATGTGCTGAACGACTATGTGCTTCACATGGACGAAAAGCCTGTGTACATCAAGACAGGCCTAGAGCGTCTGGATGAAGCGCTGCACATCTCACCGGGTGATTTTATTATCATCGGCGGCAGACCGTCTGCGGGCAAGACAGCCCTGTCTCTGCAAATAGCAGCAAGCATGGCAAAGCAGGACTACACCGTGTACTATTTCAGCTTGGAAACCAGCAAACGCAAGTTGGGCGCACGTCTGATGGCTAATCAAATATACTGCCCTCTGGATACAGTGAAAAATAAGGCGGTCAGCTTGAATGAGATTGACGGACAGGCAAAGAACATGAAAATGCCCCTTTACATTCGCTCCGCTGCCGGGAAGAACGTGGCGTGGATGAAGGCTCAGGCTCTCCGTAAAAAGGCTCAGGTCATCTTCGTAGACTATCTTCAACTCATCCATGAAACAGGCGCAAAGGACAGATATGCCGCCATTACAGCTATATCCATTGCCCTGCACGAACTGGCACAGACCACAGGCATTGTTGTGGTGGCATTGGCACAGCTTAATCGAAACCCATCCAAGCCCGGAGCAACGCCTACTAACTCCGACTTGCGAGAAAGCGGGCAGATTGAACAGGACGCAGATGCAATCATCCTTCTGTCCGGCGATAACTCAGACAAGTACCTGTTCCGACTAAGCAAGAACAAGGAAGGCGAGATAGGCGACCTTCCCATCACGTTTAACAAGCAGATTCAACGGTTCCAAGAGTATACTTGGATGGATTGAAAGGAGAACTAATATGACCAGAAAACGTTTTGAAAAGTTGATGATGAGCACGGGCGTTTCGCCCGTTGTGGTGCGAATGGTCACGAGAGGAATGATTGAAGCTCGCAGAGATTATGAAGCGCATAAGGAAGGCGTAGACTATTGCCGTTCTTACGAAGAATCGTTCAATCGCATTATCCGCCCGGCTCTACGGGGCTGTGAGCGCTATTGTAGGAGGAAAAAATGCAGTACATGACAGCCGATACAAAGGTCAATGGGTACATGGTATACCCCCGATTCTTCTCGACTATTGACGTTAGCCCAACAGAGAAAATTGTTTACGTTTACCTATTCAATCGTGCAAGGTCATCACAGAAGGCAAGCAGAAGCGGAAAGTTTTCTGACCAACTAGGGCGAGTATACATCATGTATCCCATCAAAGACCTTGCTGCCGATACTGGATTCACAGAACGATGGGTCAAGAAGTCTCTGAAAGAGCTGGAAGAAGCCGGGGTGATCGAGCGCAAGCGTGAAGGCAAGAACAAGCCCGATAAGATATACGTCAAAGTGCCGGAAGAATCTTCAAAGAGCGAAAAGGGAGGTGAACAATCATTCACCTCTGAGGGGAACGATGCTTCACCTGTGAGGGGAACAATCGTTCACCTCCTTAATATAGAAGAAAAGAAAAGAAAAAAAGTTATTAAGAAAGCGGGCGACCCGCCCGATGGGAACGCCAGCACGCCGGATTTCGAGGATGTGAGCGAGTATTTTTTGGATGCTGGATGTGAGAATAGGCTTGCCAGCAGGTTCATGAACTACTATGAGGGAACAGGTTGGATGACCAAGACCGGAAAGCCTATAACAAACTGGAAGGCCTTTGCTGATATGTGGATTGACAAGGAACAGGAGAAGCAGCAGTACAGCGAACCGGAGTTCAATCGCCTGTAAAGGTTCTTTCCCCCTACAACCCTCTATCTCCAAAAGCTATACCGTTAGCCAGCAGAGCAGACCGTAAGCGAGAACTGACGTGAGGTTCGGGCTGGTGGATGGTCTACGACTATTTCACATGGAGAATTGACTTCATTTTGTAGTTGGTTGAATATGTAGAAATGTTGCATAGACTATTCCTAGCAGAATGCTATGGATTGAACGATATACCATAGCGTGTTACTGGGAATTAAATCGAGTACGAACAGACCGAATTTTATGATACGACTATTCCAGTAGAATAATCCCTAGATAGTTACTAGGATATATAAACTTATATTATAATAAGTACGGTTGGCATACGAATTTGGTATGGCTAGGCGAGAATAAAATTGACAGGTGTCTTGACACATATTGATTTTTGGGTGGTCGGATGACTTAGCGACTATCGCATCTCTCTTTTCCTAAAAGGCGAACGACTATTTCACAAAAAATACACGACTATTTGACGATGGTTCGCAAGAAAACGCTACGACTATTCCAGCCGGAACGCTGCGACTATTGCTGACCTTTATTAGCTATCGGGCGAAAGCCCGAAAAGGGAAGCGGCTGCAAGCCGCCAGTGGCTCCGCGCCGCCGTGCCAGGAAAAAACATAATGCCGGACGTGTGCCAGGATAATCCGGTGCCAGGGCTCCAGCCGCCAGGTGTGGGAAGTATCAAGACCCCGCCGGGCTGGCATGGTTTGCGGTCTGCTGCACCGCCTGGTATGGATCTATAACAGGTGCGCACCGCTGCACCCTTATATACATTATTATAATAGGGCGGCTGTGCTGACCTGTACAGCGTCCCGGTTCGGCGGTGGTGTCTGGTATCGGTGGAGGTGCAGCGCTTGACGGTATGCCCTCCGGCGTGTCGTAGGCGGTGTATAGGCGGCTTGTGTGTTTGCTGTATTGTGTGCGCTGGAATGGGCCGAATCAACGGAAACGCCACTGTAAAGCCCTGTAAACGGGTTTTGCGTTGTGGCTGTATAATTGCATTGACGGCAGAAAGATAGCTATAAATGATTGTGAGCCGCTCACACGTTGCCGAACAAAAATAAAAGCCCTGCACCGTGTCGATGCAAGGCAAAAGAAAAGCCCCGCCAGCGTGGGCGGGGCAAAATCTTAAATTGTGTCAACGCTGATTGCGCCAAACATTATAATCTGCTACCGTCATAATGGTATAGCCGCCGCAAACCTTGACAACAACGTCTGCACCGGTTGCGGCCTTGCGCGCGTAGTAACGGGAGTTGTACAGCCCAGTCATTGCATTATATCCCTTGTTAGCCATAATATAAGCCCTCCATTATTTGGACGCCTTGAACAGCGCCGAAAAAAACCAGAAGAAAAACAGAAGTGCGGATAATATCACAGCTTGCACCCCCTTATACCACGCTAAAACGCTTGTAGGTTGTCTTGCTGCTGCACTCGGCGTATATATCCGGGTGCAGCGTCTTGAGTAGCTTGCTATCCAGTCGGACGCTCTGCACGTCCTTGTAAATGGCTTTTGCGGTGCCCTGCACCATTTCGGGCGCGCCCTGCATCATGCAGATAATATCAGCTTTAATGCTTTCGTTCATTGCTTCCAGCTCTTCCAAAAGCCGCTTGTTTTCGCGGTACTCGTTCACTTTTTCTTCGAACAACGTCATTTTTTAGCCCTCAAAAATTCCTTTATTCTTAAACAGCGTTCTAAGGTTGCGTTTTTCGTATTCTCTCCAATTTTCACCAATTGCAAGCGCTGAGTTTTGCGCCCAAAATGGGACGCCCGCCCGGTCAAGCTGACCAAACAAAAAATGAATGGTTTTATCAGCCTTTTCTAAAAACCCAATATCGTCCGGGTCTTTTTCCCTACAATAGGAGATTTCAGCCATCCAATATGTAAGAGACTCCAATAGGCCGTATGCCTTTTTATTTGCCGTGTATGTCATTTTGTGCGCCCCCTTCAGCTGTTGAGGTATGCCAGCATAACCAACGCACCGCTGACCATGCCGCCCACATACCAGAGGGCAGCCCACTGGGAAAAGTCAAGAGTAATCATTGTTTGCACCCTCCAATTAGTCAAATTCTGGCATAGCCAAAATAATTTTTTTGCACCTCTCAACGCTCAAGCGGTAGGGCTTTGCTCTCATGAGGTTATCAGCTACAATCTGAGTATATACCATCAATGGCAGCTCAAAGAGCCCGGCACACTTGGGATACAGGCGCACGGCCTGATTTCTGATTTCTGCGTTCAATTCGTCGGTTCTCGTCATCGTTTAGTCCTCCTTATACTGCGGGATGTAGCCCAGCACCTTAACTTTTGCCGGGATGGTGTAATAGATCTGTCCACAATCGGGGCACCAAACAGCATTATATTGTTTGCCATCGTCGCCCAGTGCCTTGCACTCCACCTCACAGGTAAAGCGTTTTAAAGCGGTTTCTGTGAGCATTGCTGCCACATCTGCGGCGGGCTGTGCGTTAAACGCCGCCACTGCCTTTTCTGCGTCTGGCAGCGTGTCAAATACCCCCAGTGTCCAGCCCGCACCCTCCAAGATGTAGTCTACCATATACAGGCCGCTGTCACTGCACCAGAGCCACACAACGGGCTTAATGGTCATTCTGCGGTTGTTCTGGGCTGCATAGAGCTGGTCAAGTGTGCCAGTCATTAACGTGCCGTCCTCAAATGTGGCGGTATAGAGGTCACTGCATTTATAGGTCTTTTTCATGGTTTTTGCCCTCCTGTTTTGTAACGGTATTGTGGTTGATTTTGTTTCCATGTTTCCATGTTTCCGTGTTCTGATTATATTATACATGAATCCATGGAAAAGTCAAGTTGCATACGCAACACTTATACACGTTTGCGTGGAAAATATTTAGCATCCGAAAAAGTGTAGTTTGCCGGACACGCTCCACGCCCTCCAGCGTCCCGCACTGTTACGATCTGCCCGCGTGGGCGGTCTGGTATTGAGTGCAGGCCGGTGCAGTCTGTCCGGGTGCGTTGGGGCTAGGGCCTCCACCGGCGGGGTATACAGGCAGCGCCGGGGGTGGGGTGGTCGACACCTCGCGTAGAAAAAATTCAAAAAAGGCGTTTCTCCTTCTTGCCAACCCCTCTTTTCTGCGCAAAACACCCCCACCCCTATCTCAAACTCCCAAAAATTTCCCGTAAAAACAAAAAGACCCCTACAAAGGGTCTGTGTTCTGTGCTATACTTGCCTTACAAGCCTTGAAAGGGAGGAATCTACAATGGCTAAAAGTAAAATGACAACGTGCAAGCACTGTGGAGCAGAGATTGCCGCAAGCGCAAAGGTCTGCCCTCACTGCGGCGGCAAGAACAAACCGCCCATCTACAAGCGCTGGTGGTTTATTGCCATCATTGTTTTGATTGTCTTGTCTGCTTTTGGTGGCTCTAGCGATAGCGGCAAGAAGGGCTTTGAGGAAGGCTACAAAGACGCTACGTCTAGCAAAGCAAGCGCATCTACCGCTTCTTCCGTTGCATCCGTTGCGCCTGAAATCAGCGAGGACGATTACAAAGCAGAATGCCAGACTGTGGACTATAAGGAACTGTGCCGTTATCCGGAAAAGTATGAAGGCACTAAAATTACTGTCAAGGTCAAGGTTTCGCAAATTATTGACGCAAACTTTTCCGGCAGCGAGAAAGCATGGAGAACCTACACGGACAATGGTGGATATGGGTTCTATGCCGATGACGAGTATTATATGCTGGATAAGCGTGGCGGCGATGCTGTAAAGATTCTTGACGATGATATTATCGTTGTCTACGGTGAGTTCACCGGGCTTGAGAAAATCACCAGAGCGTTGACCAGCACGACTGATGAACTCCCTCGCATTGAAGTCAAATACGCAGACCTTGCGAACGAATAAGGGGCTACATAATGGAAAAGAAAGAGCCAAAAAACGATTTGATTCCATGTGAACACTGTGGACACATGATTTCAAAGACAGCAAAGTTTTGCCCTGAGTGTGGCGGAGAGAATAAGAAAAGAATGAGCGTTGGTAAAATAATCGCTACGATTATTCTTTGTATTATAACCTATTATCTTGTGTTCTTTTTCGCTTCTGCATTTTTAACCTCCTGACAATAACACAAAAAGCCAGCGGCTAGATGTTCTCTAACCACTGGCTTTTCTATTGGACTATTTTACGGAGAACAAAAATGTTCACCGTGTGAGTTTTTCGGATTTTTCAGAAAAACATCAATTATCCATTTCTACGGATGCTTTCATAGAGCAGACGGAACGTCTCACGACCTTTCGGCGTTACTCTGGTTTGTACGCCACCGTGCTTGTTCTTCTGGTTGCAGTATTCCTTGACCGCAAAGAGACCGTCACCCTTGCTCGCTTTCGGCAGGATGCCTTTGCTCTTGTCACGGTAGATGTAACCGTCAGAAATAAGCATCTTGATGAACAGGCGTTCAGGGATACGCAGTTCCTTTGCGGTCGAGCGGAAATTGGTAGACACGTTCCACGCCACAAGGTCATCGAAGTAGTCCGCCTTAGGCTGCATCTCTTCGTTCTTCTCGTAGAGCTGCTTGTTCTGCATCTGCAATGCTGCACTCTTTTCCTTCTCGGCCTTCATGTTTTGAATCAGCCCGATCACAAAGTCCGGGTTGGCAATAGCCGTCTCCAACAGGTTGTCGGTCATGTACATCCCATGCTTGCGAATGGACGGCAAGACCTCGTGAGTGACCCAGTGCTTGAACCGCTGTGCGCTTTCCAGCTTGCTACTGAAAATCAGACTGTATAGGCCGGATTCGTTAATAATGATAATAGGCTGCTTACCACCGGGGGTGTCCATTTCGTTCACCCCTCTGTCCTGTTCATCAACGTGGTCACGGATGGCTTTCTGCGGGTTATTGTAGCCTAAAGCCACCGCAATGTCCTTGCCAACAAACCAAGGGTCATCGTCAATGAGCATGACGCGGATTTCGCCAAACTCGGCGTTGTTGAAGATTTTGACGTTCTCAGACAAAGAAAGTTGCATTAAAAAGCTCCTTTTCACTTGTGAGAGAAGCGATTTTCTGCTATAATAACGGCGAGAGAATGCTTCTCTCAGGGTTTACATGATACGTTTGCTTCTGTCGCCAAACTTTAGCGGACGTATCATTTTTCGTTTTCATCGGTCTCCGGGATGGGATGCACTTCAAAGAACGTGTCACGGATGGCTGCGGCCTGTGCGACCTTGTGCTCGGTGCAATAGGCTTTCAGCCACTGGAACTGCCGTTCGGTCAGTGCAACAGTGAACGTGTGATTGTGTCGTTCGAGATAAGGACTGTACATAAACTCACCTCCCTTCATGTGGGTGCAACCAGTATATGCAATATGTTGTGGTTTGTCAATTACGCAAACGCTTAATGTAGTACTGGTATCTGTACAAAATCCAAAAGTTTGTAGACTTGCACAAAATTTAACTGTTGTTTTTGGCTGCTCCGGCTTCGTACCCTGCCCGGTAGTTCAGTTCGGACAGCTTACCAAGCGCTTCTGCGTACTCTCTGTCCTCGCTGGTCGGCTCTTTGCCGTGGGCTAGGGTTTTCAGAAATTCTTCGGTTTTTGTTGGAAAGTTCATGTTTTTTCTCCTAACTCTTGCGGAGAGCAGCCCTTTTTGGTATAATAGATTCCGAAAAGGGAGACTGCCCCCTTGGTGGTTGCAGGTTCTCGTTTCGTGATGTGGATAAGCTATCAGCGTTGCCGTCCAAAGTTCCGCTGGTAGCTTATTTTTTTATGCCTTGATGTTCTCAACGTAGGATGCCACCCACTCGATACCCATGCGGATAACATCGACCTTTGAGATGCCCAATGCCTTTGCGCTGCTTTCCATGCTTGCGATCTGGCTCTCAGTAAGCCGGGTGCTTATCATGCGCAGCTTATCACGTTCCGAGGTTTCTGCTCGTCTTGCCAAGCCTATCACCTCGCTTTCGCTGGAACAAGTATAAAGCGTGAAAATATGCTTGTCAAGACCCAAAGTTTTACGGAAATGAAGTTTAGGAGAATTACTCCTTATTATAGAAAATTTTCTACCTGATTGTGATTAACTAAGTAAACGCCCTTGTACTACTCTAGTATGTATAAATACATACTAGAGTATATTTATATATAATACACTCTCAGACCGCTTCGATTTTAAATCCCCTCTTGACAAAGTAAATCTTTTCGTTTACAATAATGACGAAAGGGGCGGTAAAAATGGACGAGCAGGAAAAGGTTACTAAAAAGAAAAAAGAGAAAATTGTCACTAATGGGGCTGAAATCGTAAAGGACGTAATGAAGCGTCAGGACATTACGATAGTTAGGCTTGGGGAAATTTCTGGTCTTGGGTCGAGACAAGCGGTGTATCAAAGGCTAAAAGATGGAAGTTTGAACCTTTCTACGTTTTTTAGGCTTTTGAACTCAATGAATTACCGTATTGTTGTCGAGCCGGACATGGGCGATATTGGAGATAAGGCATATATTGTCGAGGGGACAGTCGTTGAAAAGGACGGTGAACCTGAATGATCTACGGTTACGCTCGTGTCAGCTCCGCTGGGCAGGCGATTGATGGTAACAGTCTTGAAGCCCAGTCTGAACTTTTGAAAGCCAACGGCGCACAGAAAATCTTTTCGGATGTTTACACCGGAACGAAGCTGCATCGACCTGAACTTGACAAGCTGATGGCTGAAATTCAGCCGGGAGACACGCTGATCGTGGCGAAGCTTGACCGTATTGCTCGTTCTGCCAAGAATGGTCTTGAACTGATAGACCAGTTCATTGATAAGGGTGTTTCGGTGAACATCCTGAACATGGGGGTTATGAACAATTCTCCCACCGGCAAGGTTATTCGCACGGTGATGCTTGCATTCGCTGAGTTTGAGCGTGACATGATTGTTGAGCGCACCAGAGAGGGCAAGAAGATTGCCAGCCAGCGCCCCGATTACAGGGAAGGTCGCAAGCCCACGGAATATGACCGCAACCTCTTTGACGTTCTGCACGAACAGGTGGAAAAGCGTCTGCTGACCGTCACCGACGCTGCAAAACGGCTTGGCGTGACCCGCCAGACATGGTATCGGATTGCTGAACAGAACAGGTGAAAGTATGGCTAGAAAACTTTACGCAGTGACAAGCGGTGAATACGAGGATTATCACATCATCACTCTGACCGAGAGCCGTAGACGTGCAGAGAAAATCGCAAAGATGTACGATGCCGATGTTGAAGAATACGAGGACAACGAAGAGTTGACGGCAAAACCACTCACTTATACGGTTTATGTCTATGGTGGCGCAGATTGCTGTGAATCGCATTTAGATAACGTTGAGAAAAATGTTATCATAGGTCACGGGCACGGGTTCGCTTATGTCGATGCGTGGTCTAAGCAAGATGCAGAGCGGAAAGCTGATGTTGTTTTTAAGGAAGTCCGTGAAAAAATGGAAGCTGAACGCAAGGCGAAAGAAGAAGCATGGAATATTCCTACATGGATTGCCAAACGAGAAAACAAAAAAATCTATGTCATTCCAACAGATAGCAAAACAAGCGCAAGCGGGGTGATGTTTGGATGCATGGCATTCGTTAAGGCTCCTACAATAGAAGAAGCCATGAAGATTGCAACGTCTATGTTTGCTGATTATGATGCAAACCGTGCGAAAGCCGCGAGGTGACATTGTTCGCAATCTAGAATAAAACTGAATGAGAAAGGAGAACAAGTTGAAAACGATTGAAGGAAAATATGCGTCCGCAAAGGTGTTTACGGACAATATTGAAGATAAGGCATCTGAGCAGATTTTGACGCTTTGCAATCAGAGTTTTGTTGACGGATGCAAGATTCGCATTATGCCAGATGTTCATGCTGGCTCTGGATGCGTCATCGGATTCACGGCAAACTTGGGCAAGAAGGTCATTCCCAATATTGTCGGCGTTGACATTGGCTGCGGAATGCTTGTTGCTGAACTCGGAATTGAACATATCGACCCGGAAAAGTTGGATAAAGTAATCAGAGAACGAGTTCCAGCTGGAATGAATGTTCACGAATCGCAGAAAATGTCAGATTCTTTCCTTAGCCAGCTTGATTGCAAAGATAGCCTACATAATGTTGACTGGATTCTTCGTAGCATGGGTACTTTGGGTGGCGGAAACCATTTTATCGAACTGGACGAGGACGAAGATGGAAATAAGTACCTTGTTATCCATACTGGAAGCAGGAATCTGGGTAAACAAGTTGCAGAATATCATCAAAACGTAGCAATTTCTAATATCAAAGGAAAGAACAAAAGAAAAGAAGCTACGGAACGCCTGATTGAGGAACTGAAAAAACAAGGTCGTGAACAGGAAATCTCGCAAAAAATCAAAGAGCTGGATGTTCAGTTTCCCGATATTCCAAATGAGCTTTGCTATCTTGAAGGCGAAGAACGTGATTCTTACCTTAACGATATGCGGATTTGTCAGGCATTTGCGAAAATGAATCGGGCAAGAATTATGCACTCCATTTTAGACGGGGTTGGAATTGATTCTATGCTAACTCATGCGTCTTTCTTTGAAACCGTTCATAACTATATTGATGAAACGGACGATATTATACGAAAAGGCTCTGTATCCGCTAGAAAGGGAGAGAAGCTAATCATTCCTCTTAATATGCGAGACGGAAGTCTTATTTGCGTTGGAAAGGGCAATCCTGATTGGAACTTCTCCGCTCCTCATGGAGCTGGTAGGCTATATAGCAGAACAGCGGCTAAAAAAGCATTCAGCGTTGAAGAATATCAAAAGCAAATGAACGGAATTTACACTACGTCAGCCGATGAATCTACGTTGGACGAATGCCCAATGGCTTATAAGCCAGCACAGGAGATTATCAACGCAATCTCCCCAACAGTTGATATTGTAAAACACATTAAGCCCATTTACAATTTCAAAGCGGGAGAATAAAACCGAAAGGAAAACGACATGAAAACCGCAAAATTGTCAGATCAGAGCTTGAAGCTCATTGAAACGTTGTGTGATTACACCGACAAGCCGGATATTCTCAATGCCATCGCGGACGCTTTGTACTACGATGCGGACGAGCTGAAACGCAGGCTCAGCCAGCTTGCAAAAGAAGTCAAATAAACTGAGCAACCCGTTTATTAAGATGGATTTTAGTAAATAATTTTTCCGAAACAGCATTATAAAACCGAATATTTGATTTTTGTGCAGTTGTAGGCACTCTTTACATTTTCAGGTAGGGGGTGCCTATTTTTTATGCAGCCAAAACAGTGCATTGCCATTATCGACAGCATCAAAGCGTATGCAAAGCAGAATCCGACAGAAGCACAGGTCTATGAGGACTGGTTTCAGGCGGTGGTGAACCTGAGAGACGCTCTGCCGCAAGACAAGCGGTTTGATGCCTACAAATACTCTGGTGAGCTGCGTTCTGTCTGCGCCGCTATGATGGGCAAGATGAAAACAGGCGAGGACGTGGCGAAGGTCTATGACATTATCAGCCGGACGTACCTGTTTGAAGCAAAGGATGTGTTCGACAGCTATTGTATCTACCTTGAATGGAATCGTGCGCCGGAGAAGAAGTTCTATCAGCCGAGAAGAAAGGTGTTAAGAACCGTTGCGAACGCTTTGCAAGACCTTGCGGATGACAGACTGGACTTGCTGGCAATCTCAATGCCCCCCGGCTGTGGTAAGACGGCTCTAGCTATTTTCTATTTGACATGGCTTGCTGGAAGAAATCCAGACGAACCTATGCTTACCGGCTCTCACTCGAACAGCTTTGTTCGTGGCGTTTATGACGAGTGCTTGCGTATATTCGACAAGGACGGAGAATATCTGTGGAATGATGTTTTCCCAGACGTTACCGTCTCGAACACAAATGCGAAAGACTGCCGCATTGACTTGGGTAAGAGAAAGCGTTTTGAAACGCTAGAATTTACGTCTATTGGCACTGGTAATGCTGGTCTGTACCGTGCATCTACGCTTCTCTACTGCGATGACCTTGTGTCCGGTATCGAAGTGGCACTTTCCAAACCCCGCCTTGACAAGCTGTGGGAAACGTACACTACCGACCTTAGACAGCGTAAAATCGGCAACAAATGCAAGGAACTGCATATTGCTACACGCTGGTCTGTCCATGATGTTATTGGACGATTAGAGCAAAACTACGGCGATTCCGACAGGAACAGATTCATTGTCATGCCAGCAATGAACGAAAAGGACGAATCTAACTTCGATTATGACTATGGTGTAGGATATAGCACAGAAACGCTCCGCAAGCAACGTGAAGTCATGGATGAAATGAGCTGGAAAGCACTGTATATGAACCAACCTGTTGAGCGTGAAGGTCTGCTGTTCCCTGCTGATGAACTGCGGTATTTCAACGGCGTTCTGCCGGATGGAGAGCCTGATCGCAAGCTCATGGTCATGGATATTGCATGGGGCGGCGGTGACTTCACGGCTTGCCCTATCGCCTATGTGTATGGTGATGCTGTGTTCATTCCTGACCTTGTGTTCAATAATGGCGATAAGACCGTGACCAGACCGGAAGTCGTGGGCAAAATCATCCAGCACAAAATCAATGTGGTGCGTGGCGAAGCCAACAACGGCGGTGATGAATATTGCGATGTGGTAGACAGCCAACTCCGGCAGCAGGGCTATCACTGCTCTGTCCGCAGTCAGCGTGCGCCAAGCGGTCAAAGCAAGCTGTCCAGAATTATCCAGTATGCGCCGGACATCAAGCGGTTCTACTTCCTTGACGAGAAACACCAGTCGAAAGAGTACAAAGCATTCATGGAACAGGTGACGATGTTCACACAGCTTGGCAAAGTTCCGCACGATGATGCACCGGACAGTCTGGCACAGCTTGCCGATGAATTGTATAACGGAATCAGTAAAATTGAGCCTGTCAAGAGGCCATTTTAATAATTTCACTAAATAGCCGGGTGCGTAGGCATTAAAATTTGATTTGCCTATTGACATGGCTTACAATAGTACCAGGAAGATTTGCAGCTTCCTCTAGGTATTGCGTTGGCGAGATTTTTAAGTCATTTTTACTCGTCATTTGTTGTGTAATACCCTCCTTTCTTACTCACCCACGACAGCTGCCTTTCTCTGTCGTGGGGATTATATGTTGCGTTTCCGAGTGGACGGAACGTTGTTTGTACTCCCCCAACTGACACGAAGCGGTTCAAACCCGCTACGCAGCACAACCATCCTCTTGCTTTGCATGGGATTTCTCTTTTGACACCTCACCGCTATTCCCGGCTCTCGATGTAAAAGGCTTTTTTGAATTTTCTCTTTTTGCAAAGAGCAGCGGTTAACCAATCAAGCCGGGTTTCTATCGCGGAGTGGAGCAGTCAGGTAGCTCGCTTGGTTACCAAGAGGTCGCTGGTTCAAATCCGGCTTCCGCGTCCGAATCGCAGTCAGAACCATTGCCTGTCCGGCAAACAGAAAGACTGTGAAGGTTTTCCGGGGCGGAAAATAGCACGGCTGGAAGTGCGAACAGTTTCCCAGTAGCTTCCGACAGGTCTGTGCTTAACAGCCTGTTTCCAGAAATCCAACGAAAGGAGCGCTCATGCTAGTTAGAATCTGTTGTCCTTGCATCAGGCAAAACCCAATCTATAAAAACGTCCGCTGCAACCGCTATCTTGGCGAAGTAGACGGACGATACCATTTTAAGTGCGACAGATGCAAGGGCGTTATCGAAGGAGACACAAAGGAAGGGTGGGTCAAAATCATCCATCCACCTGAAAAGTAAATAGCTTTTGAAGCGCAGTTTTGGCGCAGTGAGATAGACCTTAACAGGTTTGTCTTGCTGCGCTTTTTATTTTGCCAGGAAGGAGGAACACATGGCTGAGTATCAGATAGTTGTTAATGGATTTTTGAATAATCCACTGACCGGACGCAGACCGATTGAAACGCCGGAGACGGAAATCGATCGGGAGAACGTGCTGAAAGTGGTCATGGGCAAGGCAGAGCCTATTCATCTATTGAACAAGAATGGGATTCGTTTCCTGCACAACTACTACTTGGGCAGTCAGCCTGTCCTCCTCCGCACGAAGGAATACCACGCTGAAATCACGAACCGCATTGTAGAGAACCACGCCAATGAGTGCGTGGGCTTCTACACCGGCTACATGAGCGGCACTCCTTGCTCTTATGTACGGTCTGAAACGGCAGCAGGTGACGGCGAGGAAATTGCCCGCCTGTCCAATGCTTTGCAGTATGAGGGCAAGGATGCGCTTGATCGGCGGCTCTGGCAGTGGATGTTGGAGTGCGGACAGGGATACCGCATCGTTCTTCCTGACAAGGGGTATGGTGGCAACTACCCGGACGAAACTCCCCTGCTGGTGGACGTTCCTGACCCTGATATGGCGTATGTGATTTATAACTCCGGCATCGGGCATAAGCCTATCGCAAACGTTCTGCACATTCCACGCAATTATCAGAATGACCTGAACGACCTGATTTGCGTGTATACGCAAAACCAGTACTTTGAAATCGACAACGGCAAGGTTACAAAATCGGAGAATCACTCTCTCGGAATGTTGCCTATGGTCGAATACAAGCTCAACCCAGAGCGTATGGGTCTGTTTGAACCGGCTATTCCTGTTCTGGATGCCATTAACGACCTTGAAAGCAACCGTCTGGACGGTGTAGCGCAGTTCATCCAGTCCATCATGGTGTTCACGAACTGCCTTGTGGACGAAAATGCTCTAAAGCAGGTCAAGGAACTGGGCGCAATGTGCCTGAAATCTACCTCTAGTCTTCCGGCATCCGTTTCGCAGATTGCAAACGAGCTTGACCAGCAGCAGAGCCAGACCCTGCTTGATTCCATGTTGAACGTGTACCGCAGCCTGACTGCCATGCCTAGTGCAACTGGTAGCGAGAATGCAACGTCTGACAACGTGGGCGCAGTTATTGTCCGCAACGGCTGGAATCACACAGAAGCGAGGGCGCAACAGTACGAGAATATGTTTAAGTTCTCGGAACGCCAAAGTTTGTCTGTGATGCTGAAAATCCTGCGTGACACGGCTGGTTCTAAGTTGATGGCAAGTGACATCAACATCAAGCTGCCCCGTCGTCAGTACGATAACCAGCAGAGCAAAGTTCAGATTTTTGCGCAGATGCTTAACCAGAGTATTGACCCGCAGCTGGCGTTTACTACGCCCGGTCTGTTCCCTGACCCGCAGGCTGCTTATGAAATGAGCAAGCCCTTCCTGATTGCCGCTGGCAAGCTGGGCAAGGATGGGAAAGCCCCGAAACCGCAGGAACAGCCGACTGACCATATTGCCGACACCAGCAAAATGGTTGATGAACAGGCTGACGATACTAAGAAAGAGAAAGATGCAGGTATGGCATGAAAAACAAAAGTGTTTACTTGATGCAGTCTGGAAGCAAGGTAAAGATTGGAGTTTCCGAAAATCCAGTTAAAAGGCTTAATTCTTTGAGAATTGGATGCCCTGATATTTCACTTTCGTATGCAAGCGAGCCGATTTCAAACGCTTTTGAGATTGAAAGTAAATTGCATAGTGCTTTTTCCGAATTTTCTATTGGTCACGAATGGTTTTCTGCGGAAATCAAAGAAGAAGCTATCGTTGCTATCGAAGAATATGTTTGTTTGCACGGGGAGCTTTCCGAAAACGAAGAACCGAACGCTGACGCAACTGATATTTTGCGCAAACTTTTTTCGGAAGAAGCGTTGATTACAGATTCTGAAAACTTAAAAAGTGAACGGGAAGCTACTGAGTGGATTCTCGTTGAACTTTCTTCCGGCAAAATACCCGCAAGCCTTATTTCTGGATTTATGGGGCTTGGATATGATTGCTCCAAAATCAAAGAGATTTGCATCAAGTACGACCTTCATAAAGCATAAATCAAAATCACCCCGAATTTTCGGGCTGATATATTCCGGCAGGGAAGCCGGGATACAAATTTCGCAGCGTTGCAGGGAAGCAACGGTAAAAAAACGCAGGAGGAAATTAACAATATGAACTACAAAGCGTTACTTGGTGATGCCTACAAAGAGGGCATGACCGCCGATGAAATCATTTCTGCGCTTGAAAAGGTTGCAGACCCTAACGCAGAGATTGAGAAGCTGCGCAACGCCGTGACGAAAGCCAACGGCGAAGCCGCCGAGTACAAGAAGCAGCTCAAAGCAAAGCGCACCGATGACGAAAACGCCGCACAGGAACAGGCTGACAAGCTGGCAGAGATGCAGAAACAGATTGAAGCCCTGACTGCCGACAAGGAGAACCTCGTCAAGGAAAAGACCCTTGCATCTTACCGTGAAAAGTTCGTTGCGCAGGGTTATGACGCTGAACTGGCTGGCAAGGCTGCATCTGCACTGGCTGACGGCGACATGGACAAGGTGTTTAAGTTCCAGTCGGAGTTTATGACCGCCCATGACACCGCATACAAGGCTTCTCTGCTGAAGGATATGCCCACACCTCCCGGTGCGGATGGTAAAAGCAGCTCTGATAGTGAGGGCGTGGCATTTGCCAAGAACCTTGCACAGCAGAATGCCAATGCTTCTAAGGCATCGAGTGACGCAATGAGTGCTTTCCATTAACAAGGAGGAAAACATGAAGTTTACCCGCAACACGGTCAACGGAATCAACGATACCATCCTTGCTTCCAATGACTACACTGCCATTCCCTTTACCGTGACCGAAACTGCTGCGGTTAAGGCTGGCTATCCCATGACGCTGGCTGGCAAGAAAGCTACCGTTACCGGCGATACTGGCGCAAAGGCCATCAACGCTGACGGCATTCTGCTGTATGATGTTGACCCGGCAGAGAACCCCAATGCTTCCCTGCTGATTCGTGGTGTTATTGACACCAAGAAGGCAGCGGCAAGTTCCAGCTTCACCTTTGACGCTGACGCAATCAAGGCACTCAAGACTGCCGTTCCTGGAATCTTCTGCCGTGACAACATCAGCGTGAACGCTTAATAGGAGGTAAAACAACATGGCACTGAATCTTAAGGAAGTCTTTGCCCCGGCTGCGATTGCCGCCTATTGGACGAATGACCCTACCAATGCGATGCCTTTTGCATCTGATGCGCTGTTCCCTGCAAAGAAGAAGGCTGGTCTTGACCTGAAGTGGCTGCGTGGTCACAAGGGCGTTAGCGTTTCCCTGATGCCCAGCGCATTTGACGCAAAGGCTACGTTCCGTACCCGTGAGGGCTTCAAGTTTGATGAGACCGAGATGCCGTTCTTCCGTGAGGGCTACCATCTGGGCGAGAAAGACCGTCAGGAAATCCTGCGTGTTCTGGACAGCAACGACCCCTATGCTCGTGATGTGATGAACCGTCTGTACGATGACACCGCCCAGCTTATCACCGGCGCACGCATTGTGCCTGAGCGCATGATCTGGCAGCTTCTGGCTCCTACTAGTGGCGTTCCCGGCATCACCATCAAGGCAAATGGCGTGAACTACACCTACAACTACGACCCTGACGGCACTTGGAAGTCCACCAATTACAAGGAAGTCTCCGCCGCAAAGTCCAAGTGGAACGTCACCACTGCTACCCCCATTGCTGACCTGAATGCCGCAAAGGACGCTGTTCTGGCAAGCGTTGGCGAGGTCGTGACTGAGGTGTACATGAACACCGCCACCTTCCGCAACATGATTGCTGCGGACGAGGTAAAGAATCGGTTTATGACCGTCACCGCAAAGGCAAACGCCGTTCTGTTGGATGCCGAAGCACGGCAGATTATCGAATCTGCAACCGGTCTGAAGATTCATCTGTACGACAAGATGTTCAAGGCCGACCAGTACAGTGCAAGTGAAAAGTACCTGCCTGATGGCATGGTAGTGGTTGCACCGTCCGGCGCTCTTGGCAGCACTTGGTACGGCACTACTCCTGAGGAAGCCGACCTGCTGTCCGGCCAGTCTGGCGCATCCGTGTCCATCGTGAACACCGGCGTTGCCATCACCACCGAGCTGACCGTTCATCCGGTCAATGTCAACGTCTACGCTTCTGAAATCGTCCTGCCGTCCTTTGAGCGCATGGACGCGGTGTACTGCATCAAGGCTTACTAAGGCGAAAGGAGGAGAGCAGCATGGGAGACCAGTATTCTGAAGCGGCAGTCAAGCTAGGACAGTACATTGCCCCGGCGCTTGACCGTGAAATCACGGACGAGGACTACCCACTCTTCGACCTGCTGCTTGATTTTGCCAAAGACAAGATATTTGCACAGGGCTACCCATTCGGCAACAGACCGGACGAGCTGCCTTTGCAGTATCAGTCGTTGCAGATACGCATTGCAGCGGAATTGTACAACCACATCGGCGCAAATGGACAGACGAGCTATACCAACAACGGCATTACTCGTGTGTGGGAAAGCTCCGATGTGGCGCAGTCCCTGCTGAACGAAGTAGTTCCGAGAGTAGGTGTTATCGGCTGATGTTCAATGGAAGCCCGCTGGACAAGCGCCCGCTGTGGTATTCAAACCCGGTTGGAGAGAAAACGCCTGTTGTGGACGAGTGGGGAAACGAGACTGGCGAATCCGCATACGAATCGTGGAGCACTCCCGCAAAACTGATGCTGAACGTCAGCCCGCCTACCGGCGCTGCAGAAGCAAGCCCTTTTGGAGCATTCACGGATTACAGCTATGTGGTCAGCTCGTCCAGCAAAAAGCATAACACTCCGCTTTATGAAGGTACGCACGTCTGGTTTCAAACGGACGTTTCAAAGCCCTTCAATTACATTGTGGTCAAGGTCGCAGAGCATATCACGGACACGTTGTATGCGCTGAAAGAGGTGGCTGCAAGTGAAAATTAAAGTGAGGTTGAGCGATGCCGGACTTCGTGATGCGGAACGTCAGATACAGGAGTACAAGGCCACCCTGAACAAAAAAGCGCAGGAGTTTGCAAAGTCGTTGGCTGACAAAGGGCTTGATGTAGCGAAAGTTCGCTTTGCAAATGCAGAATATGCTGGCAGAAACGATGTTTCTTGTCGTGTTGAGCAAAACGGAAGCACCTGCACCATCATTGCCGAAGGAAAAGCAGTTGCTTTTATTGAGTTCGGTACAGGCGCACACCACAACGGATATGGCGGTGAACTACCGCCCGGTGTTGGTGCACATGGCTCTTACGGTAAAGGACACGGCGCACAACGCCGCTGGTACTACTACGGCGAAGCTGGCAATGCTGGTACACCTGTAAAAACGGTGGACGGCAAGGGACAGCTTAACTACACGGACGGCAACGAACCGGCTATGGCTATGTGGGGAGCTGTTGAAGAAATGGCTTCTCAGGTAGAAGCAACGTGGAGGGAGGTCTGGAATAGTTGATTGATTATTTCAATTCTATCTTTACAGCTGTTGCCAAGGAACTGCGAAAGCAAGTGCCTGGTATCTTCGTCACTGGCGAAATCAATGACAGCAACGTCAAAAAGTTTCCATGTGTGCAGATAGAGGAAAACAGCAATCTCCCGGTTCATCGTGATTCTGCCAGCCGAAGCAAGTATGCTGCCATTTCCCTGCGCGTGCGGGTCTATTCCAACAAAACCAGCGGACGCATTGCAGAAGCCCGCTCCATTGTGGACATCGTGGATTCTGTATTGGAACCGCTCAATTTCTATCGAAAATCGTTTGCCCCGTTGAATGGGCTGTACAACAATTCCGTCTATCGGATTGATTGCAGCTATGGGGCAACAATCGGAGAGGACGGAATGATTTACCGAAAATAAGGAGGTAAACATTCTATGAGTACTGCTATCTCCGGTCTGAATACCACCCTATATTGTGGCGACAGCGCAACCGCTCTGACGAAGCTGTGCGACATCAAGGATGTACCCGACCTGATCTCTGAGCCGAACCTTCTGGATGCCACCACTTTGTCTGACCCCATGCAGGTCAACATCTTTGGCATTATCCAGTCTGATACCAAGTCTTTTACCGCCAACTACAACAAGACTGACTACAAGAAGGTCAAGGAAGCTGGCTACGATGAGACTTCCGAGAGCAACGCTGTAAAGTACTACGCCCTGAAGATGCAGGACGGCTCCGGCTTCACTTGGCAGGGTATGCATCAGGTTGGACTGTCCGGCTTTGGCGTGGACGAGGTTGTGGAAATGACCATCAACTGCATCTTCACCAAGAAGCCTGAGTTCAGCGAGACCCTGACTGTTGCTGGCGGCTAAACCGCAAAAATCGAATCAATCAAACCGGGCAGAACTGAACAACGGATTTGGTTCTGCCCCTATTTATAAAGGAGAGCATTTATTATGGCTTCTAAGGTTATCAACTTTCATTCCCCCGATGGCAAGAACACTTATGAGCTGACTTTCACCCGTGACAGCGTGGAAGCCACCGAGCGTGCAGGTTTTCAGATTGGTCAGTACACCCAGATGACCAACCTGCTGTCCAACTCCCGTGCTCTGTTCTACGGCGCTTTCATTGCACGGAACAAGGGCATCAAGCGCAAGGTCGTAGACGAGATGTTCCAGCACATCGAGGATAAGGAAGACCTGATGGGCGTTCTGCTTGAGATGTTCATGGACGCTTCTAAGTCTCTGCTGGCAACTGATACTGAGGACAAGACCGCAAAAAACGCAACGTGGGAGATTGTGTAACCGCACAATCTCAGGAAACAGACGGAGAGGGAGAGCCATTCTCCTTCTCCAAGCTGTTCCACGATGTAGAAGCCTATTACATCTCCATCGGTATGACCTACGAACAGTTTTGGCACGGCGATGTCTGGCTGGCGAAGGTCTACCGTGATGCAGAGGAGCTGCGGGAACGCAGGGCCAACGCAGAAGCGTGGAGAAATGGCTTTTACATGGCATCTGCGCTTTCCTCTACGGTTGGCAATATGTTCCGAAAGAAAGGGTCTAAACCTATCAAGTACATGGACAGACCGATTCCCCTTACCCAAAAGGAGAAAGACGAGTATGAATACCAACGCGCAGTTGAGGCGCAGGAGCGAATCAAGAGAATGATGTTCTCTATGATGGAGCAAAAGGATGGTGGTAGTGATGGCTGATGTTGATATTACAAGCTTATCCGTAGAAATCTCTGCGGAATCCAGCGGTGCAGAGCTTAATATCGACAAACTCACTACCGCCATTTCTAATTTGCGGACAAAGGGCAATGTCACGAAGGTTGTGAACAGCCTTGACAAGCTGGCTAGTTCTATTGCAACGCTGAAACAGGCATCCTCTGGAATGTCCGGGCTGGATAAAATCAATAACTTCTTGAACGGACTTTCCAACGTCAACACGACCGCAAGCGCAAAGAGCATCAACACGGTCGTGAATGCAATCAAGAAGATTCCTGCGGTAGTCTCTGGATTAAACGGAACGGATTACTATGCTATGAAAGACAATGTCAGAGAGGTTGCAAATGGTCTTTCACAGTTATCTATTTTGGACGCCGGAAATCTCAAATCCGTTGGAAGTGCTCTCAATGCGTTTGGAAAAATTCCAGAGCTGACAAACAAACTTGACCCCAAAACTCTTGACGCATTTGCTGTCGCTTGCGAAAAAATCTCAACCTCTCTTACTCCCCTTGCGTCTCAGCTTGACAAGGTAGGCAACGCTTTTGCAAAGCTTCCGCCGCAGTTGAGCAAGGTTGTGACACAGGCCAATCGTGTGACCGCTGCCAATGAAAAGCAGCGAAAGAGCTATCTCAGTTTGTCCAATCAGATGAACGGCTTTATGCGGAACATGGCAAAGCTGGTTTCGTTGAAAGCTATCGCTGAGTATCTTGGCAACGCTGTTGCGAAGTTCAATGACTTCTACGAGGCGACCGACCTGTTTCATAATGCTATGGGCAATTTGAGCAGTGAAGCAGACACGCTCATTAGTAAGATGCAGGGATTGCTTGGCGTTGACCCGACCAAAGCAATGACTTACATGGCTACCATTCAGAGCTTGGGTACTTCGTTTGGTCTGGCTAGCGACAAAGCGTACGTTCTGTCCAAGAACCTGGCCCAACTTGCTTATGATGAGGGCTCTTATTGGAACAAGGGCGTTGCAGAGACCTTTACCGCAATGTCTTCCGCAATCTCTGGCGAGATTGAGCCCATTCGCCGTTTGGGCATTGACCTGACTCAGGCGCGGTTACAGCAGGAACTTCTTGCCTTGGGCTTTAACAAGCAAGTCTCTAGCCTGTCTCAGGCAGATAAAGCAGTTCTGCGTTACATTGCCATTATAAAGCAGACCGCCAATGTGCAGGGCAATCTTGCGCAGACTATCCAAAGCCCTGCAAACCAGATTAAGATTCTGAAAGCGCAGTTGGATATGCTGGCGAAGTCTGTTGGCTCTCTGCTTTACCCTGCCCTGAAATCCATTCTCCCCCCGCTGATTGCCGCTGTGCAGCTCATTCGAGAGTTCGTTGAGTGGGTGGCAAAGCTGATGGGCGTAAAGGTTGTGTTTACCGATTTCACCAAGAGCGCTGACAGCGTTGGCGGCATCGGTGATGCAATGGATGACACAGCAGACTCCACCAAGAAAGCCGCCAAAGCCCTCAAAGACTACACGATGGGTTTTGATGAGTTGAACATAATTGACCCCACACAGGGGAGTTCCGGTTCTGGCAGCGGCGCATCTGCTGGCAACATCTTGGGCGATGTAGACCTGTCCGGCTATGATATGTTCAAGGACTATGTCGGCAACGCTGTGGATGAAATCAAGGAAAAGCTACGCAAACTTGCTCCTATTGTTGCTGCTATCGGCGCCGGTTTTGCCGCATGGGCTATCGGGAATGCACTTCTTACTGCGTTGAAAGACACTCATGATTGGGCATACAAGCTTGGGAAAATCGTTGGCGGTCTTAATCCAGAGCTACTTCTAGTAGCCGGGACGGTCGCCCTTATCGTTGGCCGATTTGTTCAACTTTATCAAAACAGCGAAAATTTCCGGCAAGGTTTAGCCCGTATCAAAGATTTGATTTACCTTGCGGGCCTTGGGTTTACGCAAGGCTGGAATATTTCTTTGACTGATGGGAAACTTGGCGAGTCTATCAAATGGCTAAAAGAAGCTCTTTCTAATCTCGGCCAAGCGATTTGGAATTTGATTCCTGAAGAATGGCAGGGAAAAATCTCTACTGCATTCGAGACAATTCAAAAAGTCGTCAAAGACCTTGACCTCGATTTGGGCGATTTGGTCATGACGCTTATCGGAATCGGTTTGACTATTAGCGGGCATCCCGTTGCTGGCCTTGCAGTTCTTGGCTTTGAAGCCGTCTCTGTCGCCGTGCGTGGTCTTGGCAGCGAAAGCGAAGCAGAAGCATTTCAGCTGAAATCTGATTGGCACGATGCTTTCGTAAATTTCGGCACGATTGCGGCCGAAACAGTGGCAGACATCATAACTGCTCTCGGAAATCTTATCAATGATTTTGCAATTCTTATCGGATGGATTCAAAATGGCGTTTCTGAAACGGAAATGCTCGACATCCAGATGAATGGAAATTTTCTTGAAGGTGCAATCGCGTCTCTTGCGCAAGTTATCCACGACATGGGCGTGTTTATTGGATGGATTATTAAAGGCGTAGACGAATCAGACCGCCTTGCCATCGCCGCCAATGGAAACTTTGCGGAAAAATTTGTTCTCTTGATTGCTGATGTAATCAATGGAATCAAAGACGCTGTAACGTGGTTCGGAAAACTGATTGATAAAGTTTCTAAGTTTAATCCGTTAAGCGTCGGCAAAAACATTATTGATGGCATCACGAAGGGCATCACGGGGAACACCAATGTGTCAAATGACGCGACCAAACAGTTGACCGATGGAATCAAGAAAACCGCTCAAGATGAACTTGATATTCACTCTCCCTCTAAGTGGTTTGAAAGAATTGGCGGCTACGTCGTTCAAGGCTTTGTAAACGGTATCACTGGCTTCCTCGGTTATGTCAACGATGCTATGAATAAACTCGTAGACGCCACCAAGGTCAAAGGCGAAGAGGTGGCGAGCTATGGCATTGACTGCGGCACGAGCTACGTCAACGGCATCATTTCCGGGCTAGACTCTAAGTGGGCCGAACTCGATAACAACCTCAAAACCAACTTCTTCGGTACGGTGCAAACTTTCATTCAGGCCGCGCAGAGTGGCGACTGGAAAACGGTCGGCACTACTATTGCTGCTTCCATCTGGGGCGCTATGGGCGATGAGCAGCGTAAACGCGTCAAGTCCGTTGCAAGCGATTTGCTTGGCAGACTGAGCAAAGAACTGAAAAGCCAAGCCTCTTCTCTGCTGAATACAGCCGCTACCATTGGCAAAAATCTGGTGAGCGCACTGACTCAGAATTTTGGCGCTGCCACACAAAATACAGCAAAGATGGTCGAGAACATTACCAGCGTGTTCACTAAATCGAAGACTCCGCTCTCGGCCGCAGCGCTTGCAATCAGTAAAGGCTTGTCTGGTGGCTTACTGAGCCAGTTCCCGAAGATGCTTGCTGGCGTAGCTGGTTTGATTACCACGATTGGCGGCGCTTTTACCGCCATGCTGGAAGCAATCGGTGGCACGTTGTCCGTGCTTGGCATTCCTACTGGCTTTGCAATGGTTGCCGGTGGCGTGGCGATTGCCGCTGCTATCGCAGGCATTATTGGCAGTATCAGCCGTTCTAACTATAGCGACAGCTCTCAGTATGCTGGCACATCCAGCTATGACTCTACCTATGGGTCTGGTTCGTATAGTGGCACCTATTCTGCCGCAAGTGGAAACTCCGAAGAGATGAGAGATGCTGTGTACAATGGCTGCTACAATGCATTTCTTGACATCTGGCAGCGGTACGGAGAAGCAATCTCCGATGGCAGAGATGTGAAAGTGTACCTCGATGGCAAGCAGCTTACTGCTTCCGTTGAAAAAACGCAGAAAGAACGTGGCATGTCCATTATGGGTACCGAAGTTTACTCTTACTAAGAAAGGATGGTTCAGATGGCCAATATTCCTGCACTGGTTACGGTGAACGGCGTAGAGCTACCGGAACCGTCCTCTTATGAGGGAACTACCAGCACAATCGTGGACTCTGGGCGAAATGTTCAGGGTAAAGTTGTTGGCGCTGTCGTGCGGCATGATGTGGCAAAGGTCTCCATGTCATGGAACTACCTTACCGCGCGGCAATGGGCCGACATCCTGAGCCTTTTCACCACGAATTTTTACTGCACTGTTAAATTCTATAACCAAGCCACAGCCGGTTATACCACCCGTCAGATGTACGTCTCCGACCGCACCGGCGGAATGTGGCGTAGAGGGCCTAAGACCGGTGGCGTGATGGGATGGACAGGGTGCAAACTTTCTCTTGTAGAGGTATGACGTATGGTTGAAGTCTCCGATAAGTGGAAAGAAAAATTTAACGAAACCCTTGTTCCGGAATCTTTTGTAGAGATTACCTGCGGAATCACTGAACCGGGCATCAATAAAAAAGCTACCATCATCACGTCATCGGCGGCCCCGTTCTCCACCTTTCACAATATTGCACTTTCTGATAACGCTTCCATTTCGAGGTATTCCACAGGAGAGCCCAATCTCACTGTTCTTGATGGAAGCTGTGGCATCGTTCCTTCTTCTCCTCCGTATGGAACTACTGGTTTTTTGAGCGCCGAGATTTTTGACGATTCAAGTCACCCTGTTATTCGGCTTGAGCTTCCGAGCGAAAACAAATCTTCGATTCCCGGTGTTTCAATTTGCTGGTCTACAGCGTTTAACGAATACGCTACAGATTTTTCGGTCAGCGCATATCTTGGGGCCAAAAAGCTGAAAACCGTGACTGTGAACGGAAACAAATCCATTCGTTCTGACGTTGAAGTAGAACTTTCCGGGTTTGATGCTGTAGAGCTAGAGGTGCTGAAGTGGTGTCTCCCCGACCGAAGAGTAAGGGTCGAGCAAGTGAAAATCGGAAGGTATCTGGTGTTTGACAAGACCAAAATCTTGTCCTACAGCCATTCTTCTGCAAGAGACCCTATCTCCGGGCAGCTTTCTCAGGAGTCGATTTCCTTTAGTTTAGACAACAGTGACCGCACATGGGACTCCGTAAACCCTCAAGGGATTTACAAGTACATCTATGAGCGCCAGCCTGTCACCGTTCGTTATGGAATGGATGTTGACGGAAAGACTGAATGGGTGAGCGGAGGAATGTTCTTCCTGTCGGAGTGGAGCGTCCCTGCCAACAGTATTGAGGCGTCCTTTCAGGCGCGAGACGCTTTCCTGTATCTATCCAGCACGAAGTACACCGGAAGAAAATACGGCACGCTCTATGAGATGTGCTACGATGCCTTGGAGCTGTTGGAAGCGGATGAAATTACCTTCGATATTTCGGATGAACTGAAAGATTACTCCACCGACATTACAAGCGATGAGTCTACTTATCACAATTCCGATATTTTGCAGCTTGCGGCAAACGCTGCTGGAATGGCTTTGTACCAGACTCGTGATGGCGTGATAAAAATTAACAGAGTCTACGAAGCCGATACCTCCAATCCCGTGTTGGACATTCCAGTACTGAACAATTATTCTTGGCCGGAAATCACCTTTGCTCAGAATATGCTTAACGTAGTGACCACCGTAGGAAATGCCACCTACGCTTATCCTGAAAATCCTTCGGGCAAAGGCGTGAGCCAGACTCTGAGCAATGTTATGCTCACAAAGGACATCCTTGCAAAATCCAGAAATGCCCTTACGGAGTCTTATGGAGTCCTTTCCAACCGCCGCAAGGCTTCTCTCACATATCGGGCAAGCCCTACTATTGATGCTCTTGATACGGTAAAGATCCACCATCAGTTCAATTACGATGCTGTCTTGCTGGCGACCAATGTAAAGTACACTTTCAATGGGTGTTTCAAAGGTACTGTAGAGGGGTACATGATGGCAGATGCTCAGGCTATGTCTCTTGACCATACCAGCGAACAGCTCGATTGGGGCGAGTCCGTTATTTTGTCTGCCACCCTCTCCCCTGCTTCTATTGACTCTCCTAAAATCAACTGGGCAGCTTCTCCCGAAGGAATCGTCTCCCTTCACGTTCTGACAAACGCAGAGGGAAAATCCACCTGCCAAGTCAAGTGGAACTCTCCGGGCAAGGCTGTTGTCACAGCTTCAGCAGGCGGCGTCTCCGCAGAATGCTCCTTCGCTACGGCGGCGTACAATCTGTTTGATGTTGCAGAGGGTGGCACCGTCCTTATGGATGAAGGCAGTAGCGTGGCCGAGTTCATCGTTGCAAAGCATGACTACGAAAGCGAGCTGAATGGAGCCGGGCGAACTCTTCTGGTTCGAAAACACTACGCGGCTATCATGGCTTGGAGCTCTACATGGTCTACTTACGCCAGCAGCAGCGTAAACAGCTGGCTCAACGGAGAGTACTTCAACTCGTTCAGCTCCGCCCAGAAGCAAGCTATCGACAAGACGACTATCTATTATACTCCCGGTTTTTCTGACTCTTATTGCAATTCTGGCAGTAGCAAAGTGACTACGATGGCAAAAAGCATTTTTCTGCTTTCTCACCACGAGTTTGGATACGACACGGAAGGCTCTGATGCTCCGAATTGGACAACTAGCAGCCCGAGCTATAAGCACAACGAGGGCACTCCCCTGCAAAATGCATCTGGAATCCTGAAAACGATGCTTGCCTCTGACATGGAGGGCTCCAGCAGAGGACGATCTATTTGGACGAGAACTCCTTACCTGTACTCGCTTCAGATGCTTCGTGATATTGCTGGCACAAGTTCAAGTGCAAACAAGTACTGGCGACCTCTGTTGGTCAGCAAACTTGTAAATGCATACGCCGTGTATGATTCTACGTTACAAGTGAATACCAACGCAGAGACGATTTCTTACGCTACGAATGACGATTCCCCCCGTAAGTATGATAATGTTGTTCACCCTGCATTTACCGTCCCAAAGTCTCTTGCTATTGACGCTGACGGCAAACTGATTTTTTAAGAGGTGAAGTATGGCAACGTGGATTACAGACCGCACACAGGCAGATATTGACCGTGTAAAAGAGCTAACAGCCAAAGCCAGAACCGGCACATGGACAGAAGAGGAGCAGCGAGAATGGGCTTCCGGAATGAAGGGCGCTCTGAGCTATACGGATTACAACCGCATTGAAAACGGAATCAAAGAACTCGCCGAAATCGTTGGCGCATCTTATTCTGCAAGGATTGTACAGCAAAACATTCAAGTTATTACTGCGAAAAATGAAAGCGGCGACATTCCTGCATGGGACACTTATCCCGCCAAATACGAGTTCTTCATGCCGCTGACTGCCAAGAAAGCGGGCCTGCTGCTCCGCTCGCTGGAATTCCGCGTCAAGGGCTATGTGCCGGGTACGATGCGCACCGTCCTGCGCAAGTACGGCTCCACGACCGCCCTAGTGGACAAGTTCACCGACATTGTCCGCGGCTACAACGACGTGGTGCTGGACATGGGCGATTTTCCGCTGGAAAAGGGTGTCGAATACCAGCTTTATTTCGCCGCCTCTAACAACTTCTACCCGCCCTCTGTCGAGCCCTCATGGGTCGTCGCAAACGACTACGTCAACATTACAAATGGAAGCGCTTATTACGGCGACGACAGCAAGCTTATTTTTTCAGGAACAATCGGTTTAACCGTGCCTGTGGAAGCTGGTTGGACAATCAATGATTATCTGACCATTGCGGATGCCACTCGGTGGATTGATAATGTGAAAGCCATTCGTTCCAAATGCAGCGGCAAAAGTTCTACCCCGGGAGTTCCCGAGGCGCTGAGTTATCATTTTGCGGTTATCAATCAAGTAGAAAAAGTTTTGTCTGACATTGAAGCGATGGCAAAGGACCATTTACTTTATTGTTCAGATACAATATGCGGAGGTGAACCCTATTATGCATTTTGTTGACCGAAAAGCAAAATATCCCGGGCGTTGGACTATGATGAAATCTGATGGTACATCAGAAATCATCACTTTGATTCGTAATGATGAACCTGTTGTCGAGGGCACTCCAATGAACGCCGACACCCTCAACACTCTGAGTGATGTTGCAGGGGCTGACATTGCAAAGGAAAAGGCGGAGGCCGCCGCAACCGTTGCGTCAACCGCAAAAAACGCTGCTGAATTAGCCGCAAACTCTTCGGAAAAAAGTAAAGACGCTGCGGCGAAGAGTGAAGCCGCGGCGAAGCAGTATGCGGACAATGCAGCGGCTATCGTAAGCACCGACCCCACCCTGACAGTCAAGGGCGCTCCCGCAGACGCCAAAGCCACCGGCGACCGCATCAACGCTATCAAAATCGAGACCGACAAGACCCTCACCATCTCCGGCGCTGCTGCGGACGCTGCGGCTGTAGGCAGCATCGTACTGCCCCGGGTGGTGGTGCAGACGGAAGCGGGAAGCACCGTCACCGCAGTCAGCGGGGACAAAAAGGTAACTGGCACGGCCACCGACGGCAGCTTTTCTGCGGCCCTGCCCCACGACGGCGAGTGGGAGGTCACCGCCACGCTCGGCACCGGCGTGGCCACGGAGACAATGCAGGCGGAGTATTGCCGCACCAAGACCCTTACCCTGACCTACTACACCCTGACCGTCACGGTTAAGGCGGGCAGCACCGTCACCGCCCAGTGCGGGGACAAGACCGTCTCCGGCACGGTGCCGGAGAGCGGCAGCATCAAGCTGTATCTGCCCATCGCTGGCACGTGGACGGTAACGGCCACGTTGGGCGACGAGACCGCCGAGGGCAGCTTGGAGGTGAGCGAGTACAAGGACTATCCCCTTGAACTTGCATACACCCACATCTACGGCGCAAGCTGGGACGGCACCAGCACCACCAAGTGGAGCCGCACCGACGAGGCGGCAGACTTTACCGACCCGGTGCCTTACGTCGCGGGCGCAAGCAGCTATGGCAGTCCCTTTGACAACTTACAGCCCTGGGCGGGCATGGTAAAGAGCGAGCGCACCGGCGGCACGATGGTCAGCATCCCGAAATTTTGGTACAAGCTGACCCAAAACGGCAGGGGCATGAGCATTCAGATCGCCGACCGCGCGGTGGAGGGCTACAGCGTCAGCCCCGCCCACATGGACAGAGGCGACGGTCACGGTGAGCGGGACGTGGTGTACATCGGCAGATACCACTGCAACGGCACCTATAAGAGCGGCACCGGCAGCCCCAGGGCGAACATGACCCGCTCTTCGGCCCGCTCCGGCATCCACAATCTCGGCTCGACCATCTGGCAGAGCGATTTTGCCATGCGGTTTACTGTCTGGCTGCTCTATATCGTCGAATTTTGCGACTGGAACAGTCAGGCGAAAATCGGCTATGGATGCGGCAACGACAGCTCTCTGCAGCCGATGGGCTACACCGACAGTATGCCGTACCACACCGGTACGACCCAGAGCAGCCGCACCACCTACGGCTGCGGCACCCAGTACCGCAACATCGAGGGATTGTGGGATAATTGTTATGACTGGTGCGATGGCTGCTACTACAACAGCAATGGCCTCAACATCATCCTGAACCCCGCAAACTTCAGCGACAGCAGCAATGGCACGGCGGTCGGCGTTCCGTCCGATGGCTGGCCGTCCGCATTCAGGGTCAAGGCAAACGGCGACTTCCCGGTGTTTATCCCCACATCCGCGTCCGGTAGTGACGCAACGTACTCGTGCGATTACTGGCACTTCAGCTCGTCGTACCCGTGCCTCTACGTCGGTGGTAGCTATGGCCACTACTCCCACTGTGGTTTGTTCTACGTCAGCTACAGCAGCGCGTCGTACTATTGCGGGTTCATCGGCTGCCGCCTCCAGGAACTCCCCAACGGGGGAGTCTGAGGGGGCCGCAGCCCCCTCAGATAACCGCGCCGTAAGGCGCTGAACTTTATAAGGGACTGTCTGTGCATTGCCGGTGTTTTTTTGTTCTCAGGCCTCGTGCGATAACTGGAACTTCAGCTCGTCGAACCCGTGCCTCTACGTCGGTGGTAACTATAGCCACAACTCCAACTATGGTTTGTTCTACGTCAACTACAACAGCGCGTCGTACTATTACGGGTACATCGGCTGCCGCTTCCTTTTTTGATATTTCCAACCTCACATATCCTTGGCACAGACAGCCGCACACCTCATGGTGAAGATAGGCGTTTTGGGAGCGGGCTAGTACACCCCGCAAGGGGCGCTGGAACGTCCGTACAGCTAAAAGGAGGGTATCCCAATGAAGAGAGCTGGAAAGCTCTTTGATACGTTAATCTCAGATGATAATTTGTTGCGAGCCATCGACGAAGTGAACCGCACCCACCACTGGAATCGAGGCCACAAGCCCAACACCTGTACGGCGTGGGTGGAGGAGACCAAGGCGCAGCGGGTGGAAGACCTGCGGCGAATACTCGTCGGCGGTTTTGAGCCGAAAAAGCCCCATGTCAGCCAGCGATGGGACGCCAATGCCCGGAAATGGCGCACCATCAGCGAACCGGCCCAGTGGCCCGACCAGTACGTCCACCACGCCCTCATCCAGGTCTTGCAGCCCAGGATGATGCGGGGAATGGATTTTTACTGCTGCGGCTCCATCCGGGAGCGCGGGCCGCACCGGGAAAAGAACGCCATCCAGCGATGGATGAAGTACGACCGCAAGGGGATGAAGTACGAGTTTTGTGGCGACATCCGCCACTTTTACGACAGCCTGACCCCGGAAGTCGTCATGGCCCGGATGCGGCAGCTCTACAAGGACTGCCGTGTCCTCGACCTCATCCGGCGCATCATCCGGGACGGCGTAAAGCTGGGGACGTACACTTCCCAGTGGTTCGCCAACGCCGTCTTACAGCCCCTTGACCGGCTCATCCGGGAGAGCGGCTATTGCAAACACTACGCCCGGTACATGGACAACATGACGGCATTCGGTCCCAACAAACGCAAGCTGCGGAAGCTCCGCTTACTGGTCGAAGACTGGCTTGACGCCCACGGCCTGCAGCTCAAGGGCGACTGGCAGGTGTTCCCGGTGGCAAAACCGCAGCGCAAAGAGCCGCTGCTCCCGCCCCGGCGTGGCTATGAGCGCACCAAAGGCCGCCTGCCGGATGCCGTAGGCTATCGCTACGGCAGAGGGTACACCATTCCCCGCAAGCGGAATCTGCTGCACATCAAGCGGGCGCTGGCGCGGTATCGCAAGCGCAGGCGGCAGGGGAGGCCCATCACGCCCAGAGCGGCAGCAAGTCTGCTCTCGCGCCTCGGACAGCTCCGGCACTGCAACAATTATCATCTCTATCAATGGCTGTTTCGGGGAGAGCGGGTCGTCCGCGACCTGAAGCACGTCGTCCGAGAGCATCGGAGAAAGGAGAACCTGACGTGGACTATGTTTTTGGCACAGAGGGCGGCGCTGAAGTCCTCAAGACCATCGGCGACGCTCACACCGGTCTGACCGGCTACCACCAGCTTGAGCGGGAGTATCCCGACCAGACCATCACCGACAGTTTCCGGGTCATCCGCAAGCTGCGCAGCGCGGAGGACGCGGAGGGGCGCTGCTATGACTGGTACGAGATCGACCGCCACTACCGGATGACCGACAAGACCGGACCCGTGGCGGAGCAGCTGGCAAAGACTGCCGCAGAGATGGAGGACGCCCTGTGCGAGCAGGATATGGAATCACAGGAGCGGCTGGCGACTATCGAGGACTCGCTGTGCGAACTGGATGCCGCTATTAACAACAAGTAAGGAGGTAGTATATGGATAAAATCTGGGCAAACCGGTTGATTGCCGGTACCAAAGAATGGGCAGAGATGCCCATGAGCCGCCGCGCCGGGGTCAAGCGGGAGCTGGCCAAGAGGGTAGCCGACGGTGAGATCAGTGAAGAGCGGTATAAGGAGATCACGGGGGAGGACTACTACAATGGATAAACTGCTGGAGCTGCTGGAAAAGCTGGTGCGGGCTCTCTTTGGCCCGGGGGACAAGCAGGATGCCGAAGAGGCAAAGCCCGCACCGGAGCCTCCCGCTCCCCCGGGGGCAGAGGCTGTAACCGGCTGGGAGGGCGGCCCGCCGTATCGGTACATTGACGTGAGCCGGTGGCAAGGGATCATCAAACTGGGGGACTGGGTGCAGGTAGAAGCGGCAGGCTATAAAGGCGTGATGCTGCGGGCCGTAGGGAACCGCAACGGTGTTCCCTACATCGACCCCACCTTCGAGGATAACTATGTCAACGCAAAAGCGGCAGGGCTGGATATTGGCGTCTACTACTACACCAACGCCATCACTGAGAAGCTGGCTGACGAAGAGCTGGCTGCACTGCGGCAGGCGCTGCGGGGCAAGGAACTGACCATGCCGGTGGCGGTGGACATGGAAGATGAAACGCTTGCCGTGCTGAAGCCGAACGACCTGACCAACCTCGCGGCCTACCACCTCGAGCAGATCGAGAAGATGGGGTTCTTCGCCCAGCTCTACACCTACACGAGCTATGCCAACGTCCATCTGGACATGGCAAGGCTGGCCGGGCGGTGGGACATCTGGCTGGCGGACTACACGGGCAAGACCCCGAAGGTGCAGTTCAAGTACAGCGCTCACCAGCACAGCAGTGAGGGCGCTGTGCCGGGCATCACGGGCAACGTAGACCTCAACGTCACCACCCTCAACTATCCGAAAATCATCCACAAGAAGGGCCTGACCCGTCTTCGGGAGGGCAAATGACCGAAAAAGAAGCTTTGCTGTGGGTACTGGGCATCCTGGGAAGCCTGTGCGCTGCAACCATCACCATCGATAAGGTGCTGGAAATCATCCACAAGTACATCAAAAAGGCGCAGGAGCCGGACAACGTGCAGAACAAGCGGCTGGATGAGATGGACAAGCGCATCGGCACCTTGGAGCAGGGCCAGCTTCAGCACACGCAGGCCCTCGCCCGAGACCTGCGCCGCTTTGAAGAAATCGACGAGGTGAGCCGTCTGACCCTCGACGGGGTGCGCAACCTTCTGGATGCGCAGTTGTCCGGCAACAATCGCGAGGGGATGCAGAAGAGCCGCGCCGACATCGACAACTATCTGTTAAAAGGAGTGACCAATCATGGTAGCACTGGCAACTAATCTTTTTGACCTTATCCCTGCCCCGGTGGCGGCTGTGCTGATGCTGGGCGGCTTTATTTTCTACGCCCTCGGCTGCATCCGGCTGGGCTATGGCGCAGCGGTAAAGCCTCTGGTGCTTGACCTCATCGAGCGGGCCGAGCACGAGATACAGGGTACAAAGCGGGGCGCAGAGCGCAAGGCGTGGGTCGTCAAGATGCTCCGGGCCGCTCTGAGCGCCAGCAAATACGGCAGGCTCATCAGCTGGGCCATCACTGATGAGACCATCGGACGGGTGATCCAGTTTTTCTTTGACCGTGCAAAGGCGGCACTGAGTAAGGAGTAAGACCATGAGCAGCACTATATTCGAGCAAACACCGCGCTATTATTATGATCAGCGTGCGTACCCGATTTTGTGGCCCGCAGTGTGTGACCATTTTGCCAACGGCGGCAAAATGGGGCATCTCCGTGCCGTGACCGCTCGAGTGCGCAACGCCGGACAGCTGCCGCAGCCTTTTTGGCTCGGTGCTACCTGTGGCGGCGGCTCGTGTAGTGCTGCCCGCTGCGCTGCAAGGACTTGACCGACAGCAGATGACCGCCGCCATCAAAAGCGCACCGCTTGGGAGGGTAGACCGTAAGATAGCCTTACTGCGGTACGTTGAGCGGCTCCCGCTGCCGGACATTGCAGCACAGACGCATTACAGCCGGACGGCGGTAGGCTACCGGCTGAAAGGTATTGAAAAAATGCTGGATATGTGATATAATATAAATATGCTAAGTGCCTTTAGAATTATATCTTACTTAGAGGTTTAGTTCTATATGGCTCAGTCTACAGCGTAATCTTGATGGGTTCCAGCCATAATGGTTACGCTGTTTTCTTTTTGTACGATTTGTGGTATAATATACCCAATAGAACCCGCCGAGCCTCTTAACAATGCATATCATGGCGGGTCATTCAAGAGCCAACTCCGTGCTCAACGGAGAATTAAAAAAGCAGTCGCCAGATTCGGCGCCGACCAGTCTCCCGCTCGCCTACTTATAGTGCGTACCATGCGGGAGACGCAATTTTGCCACTTCGGTGGCAGGGCGATTACTCGCTCACTTATAATCCATCAGCTTTTAGGCCGGTGGATTTTGTTTTATTCTCACTAGTTCTGTCGAAACTCTTGTCTTGCAAGTCAAAACGTGATATTTTATTTTTGCTTCCAATGTGAGGCCCTTAACAGTTAAGCGCTCATGCGGATTTTTCCGTGTGGGCGCTTTTCTTTTTTGCCCTTCGTTTGACGTTCGTTGTCCTTCGTTTTTTGCCGATGCGGTACACTGAGAGCATCAGGAGGGATGTATTATGAGCTATTATCCGACACCCGGAGCGCCTTACGTTTCACAACAGCCTGTCAATCCTTATGGTGGCATGGGCACAGTTGGGCTTACCACTCCCCTGCCAAACACGCAGATGCAACAGGCACAGCCGCAACGTCCGCAACCTATGAATGGGCAGCAGCCTGTTCAGCAGTCGGTACAGGACGGCGGTTGGCTGCTGGGCAGACCTGTTTCCAGCAGAGAGGAATTTCTAGCGATACCGTCAGACCTGTACGGCAGACCGACCTACTGCCCAGACTTGCGCAGCGGCGTGATCTACTGCAAGCGGCTGAACCCAGACACCTGTGAATCCTATGTGCAGGAGTTTTACAGCCCGGAAGCGTGGCGGCAGATACAGGCGCAACAGGCGCAACAGGCACAGCAGACCGCTGCACCGACACAGCAGTATGTGCCTATTGAAGAGTATAACGCCCTTGTCCACAGGCTGGATGAACTGGAAAAGTGGCAGAAGAGCTTTTCAAAGCCCGCTACCGCTGCGAAGAAAGGGGAATAACAATGTCCTCTCCGTTTGATGTGATTACGCACAGCCCCATCATGCAGCTTGCAAATCTGGCTCGTGCCGGGCAGAACCCGATGGGGCTTATCCAGCAGTTGAGCGGGCAGAACGCACCCATCATGCAAGGCTTGAACCTGATTCAGGGCAAAAACGAAACGCAGCTCAGGACGATGGCGCAGAACCTCGCCAAAGAGCGCGGCATCGACCTGAACCAACTGGCAAGTGCTCTGAACCTGACGCTGCCCCGGTAAAGCATCCCTCTAAGCGAAACGCTTCTCAGTTTTGCGGACTTGATAAAAACCGCTTTTATTTGGCTTTGCCCACTGCACACGGCGGTGGGATGGCATAACGCAAAACTGAAAGGAGTTTTGTTATGGACGATTTTGCAACTGGTTATCTGGCTGGGCAGGACGGCGGCAATAACAACGGCGGATTTTTCGGAAACGAAGGTCTGTGGGCGGTTATCATCCTCGCCATCATCTTCGGCTGGGGTACAAACGGCTACGGTCGAAACGGTGGTGACAACGGCATGAACAGCTACATCCCCTATCTGGTCGGCACTGGCGCAACTGGTCAGGGTGGCGCAGATACTCGCGCGGCGCTGTCTGAGGGCTTCTACCAGCAGGACACTTCCCGTTCTCTGGCTGGCATCCAGAGCGGTATCTGCTCTCTGGGCTATGACCAGCTGGCGCAGATGAACGGTGTCAACGCCAACATTGCGAACGGCTTTGCAGGCGTGAACAGTGCCATCTGTCAGCTCGGCTACCAGAACGCACAGCTCGTGAACGGTCTGGAACGCAGCGTGTCCAACGGCGACAACGCCATCAGCCTCGCCATCATGCAGGAGGGCAACGCACGGCAGGCGGGTCAGACCGCACTTTCCAC